GGGCGGTAGGGCGGTAGGGCGGTAGGGCGGTAGGGCGGTAGGGCGGTAGGGCGGTGCCTATATGCCTGCGCGCACGGCCGCGTGTGCGTGCGCCCGATGGCGCGGGGCGGGGCAGGCTGTCAACCGCGAGCGCGGAGGCGGGCCGCACTCGGCGGGGGCAGGCAGCGCCCCTTCGAGCACGAAGGGGGCGATGCCTATCTATCTCGCGCACGCGGCCGCGTGCGTGTGCGGGCGGGCGCGCCTGCGGTGGCACATCAGCAGGTAGGGGGTGTGGGACGTAGGGCCTAGCGCGGGCGGCGAGGCAGGTACGAAGGGGCGGGCTAGCCCGCGAGCGCGAGGCAGCTCGATGTGTACGGTGTACACGGGGAGGGCGGGGGGCGGGGGCAGGGCAGGGGCAGGGCAGGGGCAGGGCAGGGGCAGGCGATGCCTATCTATATAGGGCAGGCATGGGCAGGCATGGGCAGGCAGACTGCCCTCGTGCTCGATCAGGGAGGCAGCACGATGGGCGCGCGAGGGCGCGATGGGTGGGCAGCCCCCTCGTTCTAGGCGGTGCAGCACGAAGGGGCGGAGCGAGGGGCAGGCAGCAGCCCCTTCGTTCTATAGGCAGGGGCAGGGGATGCCTCCATATACATAGGCATGCACGATGGGGAGGCGGCCTGCCCGGCCTGCTCACGAGCTGCCCGGCCCGCGAGCGCGGGGCCGTCCACTCATAGGCATCGCCCATCGCTCACCCTCGATCGATGCCGGATCCCGATCGCCCTCGACCGAAGGCGGCGGCCTCTCACCTATAGGGTTTCTCGATGTTCACGGAGAGATCGATAGGGAGGGGGTGGGCTTGACCCCCCTATAATTCATACCAATACCCCACCCTCAACCTTTTGTATGGGAGCATACATGTCACCTTCAACCCCCGCCGCGGCGCCTTCGCCGGCCCGTGAGGCTCTCACCGACGCGGCCCTGCTCGCCGTTGATGCCCTCCTCCTGACGGGCGCGGCGCTGCGCGTCACCCGCTTCGCCACGACCGACGTCCTGGGCGGCTGGGTCCTGGCTGACCCCGCCAAGCGGTGGGCCGACCGCCTGGAGCCGGGGCAGCCGTTCGGCTACCTCGCCCCGCCCTCGGCCCCGCTGCACCGACTCGTGTCCGCGCTCGACTGCCCGTTCTGCGTCGGCACCCAGGCCGCCCTCGTCATCGGCGCCGCCCTGGCCGCCACGTCCTCCCCCGCTCGGCGCCGCTCCCGGCCGGGCCGCCTCATCCGCTCAGCCTGCGCCGCCCTCTCCGCCGCCTACGTCGTGGGCCACGTCTCGCACAGGATCGACACGACCGGCACGACCGCCCCCGTCTCAGCACCGAAGGACTCGAAGTGACCGCCTCACCTGCTACCGTCTCCAGCCTCGACGCCTACCGCTCCCGTGCCCTGGCGCGCCGCGGCGTCATCGTCCAGCAGGCTCCGGCTGCCTCCACATCCCTGACCGCCGCGGCCTCGCGCCCTTCCGGCGTCTCCCGGCCGTCCCAGCAGCGACAGCCTCCAGGCACCCGCTCGTGGCAGGCGGAGGCGTGGGCGGCCTACGACGAGGTGGGCGAGGAGCGCTTCCTGGCCTCGACCCTGGCCGGGCGCCTGGCTCAGGCGCGCCTCTACGTCCAGCACAAGCCCCTCTCAGGGCCTCACTCGTCCCTCCGCGATGACGAGACGGACGCGACCGACACGGCCCCTGCCCCCTCCGCCGCGCTGGCCGAGGTGGTCCTGGCGGCCCTGGGCGCCAGCCAGCAGGACCTCGGCCAGATGCTCCAGCGCCTGGCCACGAACCTGTTCGTGGCCGGAGAGGGGTGGCTCGTAGGCGTGCCGCGCCACGTCATCGACGAGGTCTCGCCGTCCTCGGCCCCGGCCGTGACCGCACCCAGCCCGGACCCGTCGCTGACGGACCTCGTGTGGCGGGTGCTGGCCGTGACGGAGGTGTCCTCCGTCGGCTCGGACGGTCGAACCGTGCGCCTGAACCTGGGCACCGACGGCTCGGCGCCGATCGAGGTCCCCTCCAGCGACGTCTACATGGTCCGCGTCTGGCGCCCGCACCCGGCCCGCTACTGGGAGGCGGACAGCCCGACGCGGGCGTGCCTGCCGATCCTGAGAGAGCTGATCGGCCTGACGCGACACATCAGCGCCCAGATCGACTCCCGCCTGGCGGGAGCCGGCATCCTGGTCGTGCCCTCCTCGGCCTCGGCCGCCCTAGCCTCTGACGCCGCTGACGCAGACGCCTACGGCGCGCCGGACCCGTTCGTGGCGGCGCTCATGGACTCGATGCTGAGGCCGATCGAGAACCGGGACGATGCCAGCGCCGTCGTGCCGCTGGTCGTGACCGTGCCGGACGAGGCGGCGGACAAGATGAGCCACCTCACGTTCTCATCGGCCCTGGACTCCGGGGCCCGTGACCTGCGCGACGAGGCCATCCGCCGCCTGGCCCTGGCCCAGGACGCGCCGCCGGAGCTGCTGCTCGGCTCCGGCGCCATGAATCACTGGGGCGCGTGGCTGACCCGCGAGGACACCGTGACCACGCACATCGAGCCGGTCCTGGCCCTGATCTGCGACGCGCTGACCAGCCAGTACCTTCGCCCGGTCCTGCTGTCGGCGGGCCTGAGCGAGGACGAGGTCCGCACCCTGTCCGTCGGCTACGACGTGTCGGCCCTCGTGGCGAGGCCGAACCGGTCCGAGGAGGCCCTCAACCTCCACCGCGCCGGTGCCGTGTCGGACGAGGCGCTGCGCGAGGCCTCCGGATTCGACGACTCCGACGCCAAGCCCCTGGACGAGCGGGCCCTCATGCAGGCCCTGGCCATGGTCACCAAGCGGCCGGACCTCATGGGCACGATCGGCATCGGCCCCCTGACCGAGGAGATCCTCAAGGCCTACAAGGGCGACTACTCGGCCCCGTCCGAGGCTCTTCGTGCCCTGGCCGTGCCGCCTACAGCCCCCTCCGACCCGTCCGAGGACGCCTCACCCACCTCCCCCTCCAAGCCCGATCAGGACGGTCCCGGCCGCCCGCCGAGTGGCGCCGACGCGGCCGATCCGGGTAGGGTCCCCGGTAGCGAGGCGCCGATCTCATCCGGCGACGCCCGCCCGGAGTCATCCACCACGGCCCCGGCAGGGGCCTGACCCAACCTCAGGAGAACCCATGACACCTCCCCCACCCACAGCCGACGCCGCCCGCGCCTACGCGGCGGCGGCGTCGGCCGCTACCGCCCAGCGCCGCAACCCGGACGCTCGACTGACCGCCCACGGCCGGGACGTTGACGCCACGGCGCTGGTCGCCGTCGTTGACGTCCTGGTCGTCAAGGCCCTGGAGGCCGTCGGCAAGCGGATCGTGCGCGCCGACAGGGCCCGCTTCAACGCGCTCAAGGGCCGCCCGTTCCACGAGGCGCACGTGCTGTGGCCGACGGACATCGTCACCGTGAGCAAGGCCACGAAGGGCGCCTGGGACGTCGTACCGGCCCTGCTCGACAACCACGGCTGCCCCGGCGTCGAGTCCGGACGCGTCGTGACCCTGCTGGACGCCTACGTCTCCCAGGTCGCCACGCACGGCGTCCCGCACCGTCTGGACCGGCTCGTGACCGCGCTGCGCTACGTCCTGCCGGAGAACGCTCTCATCCGCACTCCCAGCCTGAACCGGGCGTCGCTGGAGGAGGTGCGCTGATGGCCAACACCCTCCCCGCCTCTCCCGGAGTCGGCACCGACCTCCTGGCCGAAGGCCCCTCGGACTGGGAGTCGTCCAAGGCAGTGGCGGACTGGCGCGACGCGATCGAGGCCCAGTACCTCGACCTGGCAGAGCCGGTCCTGAACGACTTCCTGAAGCGAGTCCGCGCCCTGGCCGAGGACGCGCTCGAAGCGCCGGTCCTCGTAGCGGCCGGTGACCGGGTCCCGAACCCGTTCGCCTGGACGTCGGTCCGCTCGGCCTGGCAGGCCGCCATCCGCGACCTCGTCCGGGACGGCCGCGGCCGTCGCCGCCTGCCGCAGTACAGGACCGTACAGCGCATCCTGGAGGACTCCGGCCTGCCGGTCGCCGTCTACGAGGACGTGCGCGCCCTCCTCAAGCGCGCCGCCTCGGAGGGCTGGGGCGAGCGGAAGACGAAGATCGAGCTCGGCCGCCTGCTCGGCACCTCCCGCCGCAAGGGGGAGGCCACGACCGCCTACGCCGCCCGCCTGCGCACCCTGGCCCGCACCGCGGCCACCGCCAACGCCGCCCACCGCATGGCGACCTCGGACCTGGCCCGCAAGCGCGGCCGCCTGCGCTGGGTCACGGTCCACGACAACCGGGTCCGCCCCACGCACGTCGAGGCCGACGGCCAGGTGCAGGACCTCGGCACCCCGTTCCACGTCGGGGACTCCCTCCTGCTCTACCCCGGCGACCCCGCCGGTCCTCCCAAGGAGACGGCGAACTGCCGCTGCATCCTCATCCCTACCGACGCCCGGCCCGCCGTCAACCGGGCCGTCAACGTCAAGTACTCAGCCTCAGACATCGAAAGGACCGCCATGAAGCTACGCATCGAGGAGACGGCCCGCCGCGTGGGCGAGTTCTCCGACCTCCGGAACGACGTCGGGACCGCCGGCGACACGGTGCCCGAGCCTGCCGCGGAGGCCGCGCCCGACGGCCGCTGGGAGGGCGTCATCGCCCGAGAGGGTGAGATGACCGGGGACGGCCGCCTCATCGAGGACGGCGCCCTGCGCTGGGACGACCTGCCCATCCCGCTGCGCGTCGCGTTCAAGGACGTGGGCGGCCACGACGGCGCCGAGGTCTGCGGCCGGATCGAGACCGTCGAGCGTCGCGACAACGGCGACATCTACGCAACCGGGACCTTCGACCTGGGCAGTGCCGTCGGCACCGAGGCGTTCCGCCAGGTCAGCGAGCAGATGTCCAACGGAGTCTCCATCGACACGGACGACGTGACGTTCAGGATCATGGCGAAGGCGGACATACCTGAGGCCGACGTTGCCGATTCCGGCAACGGAGAGAACTCCGAGGAGGACGCCGACCCGGACGGCCGGGTCAAGGTCGCCGCCATGTCGTCCTCGGACGAGCTGACCGTCATCGAGTCGGCCCGCCTGCGCGCCGCCACTCTCGTGGCCGTCCCCGCCTTCGCCTCGGCCCGCGTCTACGCGGCTGGGCAGGCTCCCAGCGCCTCCGAGCCCGTTGAGCGCGACGAAAACGTCGATTCTGAGGAGAAAATGGCTCGCTCAGCAGACGCCGACCCGCTGATCCGCGACTCGCTGACCGCTGCGGCTATTCCCACCGCCCCGCCGGAGGAGTGGTTCAAGGATCCGCAGCTAACCGGCCCGACCGCCCTCGTGGTCGAGGACGACGGCCGGGTCTACGGCCACATCGCCGCCTGGGGCACATGCCACATCGGGCAGATCGGGAAGTGCGTCGAGCCGCCCACCAGCCCATCCAACTACGCCTACTTCCGCACCGGCGCACTGCGCACAGCCGAGGGCACCTCCGTGGCTGTGGGACATCTCACAATGGGGACCGGGCACGCCGGTCCGCGGGACTCGGCCAACGCCGCCGCCGAGCACTACGACAACACCGGCACCGTCTTCGCCGATGTTGCGGCCGGCGAGGACGCCTACGGCATCTGGGTAGCAGGCTCGCTGCGCCCCGGGATCACCGCCGAGCAGGTCCGCGTGGCCCGCTCCGCCCCGATCTCCGGCGACTGGCGCACGATCCGCGGCTCCCTGGAACTCGTCGGCGCTCTGGCGGTCAACGTGCCCGGCTTCCCGGTGCCGCGTCCTCAGGGACTCCTAGCCTCCGGCGAGGTCCGTTCCCTCCAGGCGTCCGGCGTCGTGGCCCACGACTACTCCGCAGCCCGCGCCGCGCACCCTTCGAGCCGGATGTCGGGCGGCGGACTTACGCTCGGCGACATCTCCTACCTGAAGAGCCTGGCAGAGTCCGAGCGCCGCCGAGACCTTCAGCGCGCTACGGCCGCCGACAAGATGCGTGCCCGCGTCGAGCGCGCCGGTACACTGGCGAAGGCGGCGTCCATGGCGCGCCGTCTCGGATCCATCTGAGGAAAGGAACAGAAATCATGGGATGCGGATGTGGACGTACTACAACTCCCCCGGTAGGTACCGAGCCTCGGCCTCTGGCCGACGGCACCCTGCCCGGCGAGGGCTCCAAGGACTCCTCCCCGATCACTCGCTTCTAGCCCTCGCGCCACTCATCGTCATCGGTTATGATGGTCCCCGTTAGAGGTCTCATGGACTCCTGACGCTGGGTGGATCAGGCAGGACCCCGCACCGTTTGCTCATGGCGGTGCGGGGTTTTGTCTACCCTATGGAGGGCTGTCTCACTCATAGGTGTATCCTTTAAGCCAACGGCATGGCAGCAGGGCCTCGTGTGTACCCCGCTGGGGACGGGAACCCTGCCCAGCAACGAGACACGGAGGACCCCTCAACATGCGAAAGCACTTCGATATCGCCGTCTTCGCCGACCAGGCCGACGACGCTCCGGTCGAGACCTTCGACCTGGAGATCCCCGAGAACCTGTCCGACCTGAGCGCCGCCGACCTTGGCGACCTGCGCTCCAAGGCCGTCGACGCCTTCCAGACCCTGTACGCGGGCGGCGAGTTCACCGATGAGGACCTCGCCACGCTCGGCACCCTGACCGACGGCATCGAGGTCCTGTCCGCTGAGATCAGCGCCCGTGAGCAGGCCGCCGCCGAGCGCGCCGCCAAGGCCGCCGAGATGGCCGCCAAGGTCGGTGCCGACAAGCCGGCCGACGACTCCAAGCCCGCCCCCGCCGATGACGACGAGGACGACACCCCCGCCGATGACTCGGACGACGCGGACGACGCGGACGACACCCCGGCCGAGAAGAAGGCCGACGCCACGGAGGACGAGGCCGAGCGCCAGGCTGCCGAGCAGGCTCAGAAGAAGGCCAAGGCCGCCGCGGCCGACGGCGAGCCCGAGGCTCAGGTCGACGCCGAGCCCGAGACCGTCACCGCTGCCGCTCCTCGTGGCCCCATCAAGCTGTCCGGCATCCGTCGACACGTTCACACCCCCGCACCTGCGATCACTGAGGAGACCTCCGTGAAGGACACCGCTAAGGCCCGCCTGACCGTGGCCGACGTTCCCGGCTTCGCCGCCGACTCCGACGCTTCCTTCGAGGACCTGGCCGTCGCCCTCGACCGCCGCCTCCAGGGCTTCAACTCCGGCGCCTACGCCGCCGCCGCCCGCGCTGGCCGCGCCATGAGCGAGCGCCACAGCCTCGCCGTTGTGCGCAAGACCTTCGACGAGCGCGCCACCGTCTCCTCCCCCGAGTCGGCCGAGGCCGCCATGGCCTTCGCCGTCAACGAGAAGAACCTGCCCGGCGGCTCCCTCGTCGCGGCCGGTGGCTGGTGCGCCCCCTCCGAGACCGTCTACGACCTGCTCGAGGATGAGTCCCGCGACGGCCTGATCTCCCTGCCTGAGATCAACGTCACCCGCGGCGGCATCAAGTTCACCAAGGGCCCCAAGTTCTCCGACCTCTACGCGGCTCCCTCCTTCAACTTCACCGAGGAGGAGGCGAAGGCCGGCAAGTACCTGCCCGACACGGCTAAGCCGGGGGAGAACAAGGTCGGCGCCAAGCCCGTCTACAACGTGCCCTGCACCGAGTTCGAGGAGGTCCGCCTCTCCGCGGCCGGTATCCACGTCCAGGCCAACCTGCTCCAGCAGCGCGGCTACCCCGAGCTGGTCGCCCGCACCATCCGCGGCTCCCTCGTTGCTCACGAGCACAAGATGAGCGAGCGCATCATCGCCGCCATGGAGAAGCAGTCCACTGCCGTCTCCATGGACGCCGGCCAGATCGGTGCCGCCGCGCCGATCCTGACCGCCATCGAGCTTCAGGTCGAGCACTACCGCTACGCGCAGCGCCTCTCCCGCTCCACCACCCTGGAGGCGGTCTTCCCCTACTGGGTCCACGGAGCCATCCGCACCGACCTGTCCCGCCGCCAGGGCGTCGACCTCACCGACGTCAACGACGCCCGCATCGACGCCTGGTTCAAGGCCCGGGGCGTGAACCCCCAGTTCGTCTACGACTGGCAGGCCCTCACCGGCGCCGCCGGCGACTTCAAGGCCTGGGGCGGCTCCCTGAAGTTCCTGCTCTACAGCGCGGGCACCTTCGTCAAGGGAGGCCAGGACGTCATCACCCTGGACACCGTCTACGACTCGGTCCTGCTCGGCCAGAACGACTACACCGCCCTGTTCACCGAGGAGGGCTACCTGGTCGCCAAGCGCGGTCACGACGCCCGCGCCGTGACGGTGCCGATCAACCCGAACGGCGGCACCGGCACCGGCATCAAGCTCCTCGCCAACGGCACGGCTGACCCGGCCAAGTGATGACTCCGGGGCGGGTGGCGGCCAGTCCCCGCCCGCCCCGTGACCATCCTTAGCCAGTCACCGTCCAGCAAGGAGGACAGATGCCAATCATCGCACCGAAGCAGCGCATCGAGGCCCCGGCGACCAGCCCCACGACCGGCGGCCTGTTCTCCCAGTTCGCACCCATCGAGGACTCCTCGATCCGCTGGGAGAACGGCGTCACTTGGGAGGACGTCGAGCGGGCCGACATCGGCGCCATCGGTCAGTACCAGAAGCCGGGCACCGTCGCGGGCCTGCCGAAGGCCCTCGACAATCCCAAGGGCGTGACCCGGGAGTCCCTGGAGCCGCTGACCCTCTACGCCGTGTTCCGCACCACGCCCCTCGACCACACCCCGGAGGAGGCCGTCGCCATCGCGGCTCAGCGCCTCGCTCAGTACGAGGAGTTCGAGGTCGAGAAGGCCCTGTGGTCCGGGGTCAAGGGGGCAGGCCCTGCCCTGGTCAAGGTCCAGGAGTGGGCCAACAACTCGGGCCCCCAGGACGCCGAGAGCGCGTGGAACGCCGCCGAGCACTACGCCCGCACCCCAGGCATCCGGCCGACGTTCCACGTCTCCCGGCGCCTGTGCGGCCTGATGGTGGCTCGGAGGATGTTCGAGTGCAAGTCGGACGGCACGTTCCGGACCAAGATGGGCACCCCCGTCGTGGCCGGGTACGGCTACGTCGACAAGCCCCCGGTCCTCGTGTCCACGGGCCCGATCCAGATCTACCGAGGCGACGTCTTCACCTCGACCAACGGTGCGGGCGGCTTCGACAAGGGCCAGAACGACCTGACGGCCGTCGCCGAGCGGCAGTACGTGATCGCGTACAACTACGACGACGCCTACAAGGTTGAGGTCCGCACCGACCCCGGCTCAGGCACCTACAAGCCCCGGACGTTCTGAGCCCGGATGACCTACCGATCAACCAACTCCAACACCAACGGGAAGGATGCGCTGAGCCATGGCTAAGACGCACTCATACACACCAGTGCTGGGGAAGCGCATCCGCGTCACCCCGCTGGACACCTGCGGCAAGTTCGACAAGGCGCAGCACAAGCCGGTAGCTACCTCCGGCTTCGTGTCGGTCAAGCTCGCCGCCGAGGTCGAGGACGGCACGGAGATCACGGTCCGCAAGGCCGACGGATCCCTGTGCGTCAACGAGAAGCAGTCAAACACCTTCAAGTACTTCACGGTCGAGCTCGAGTTCTGTGGTGTGAACCCCTCCGTCCTGGACATCGTGACCAACGCCACGAAGTACCTGGACCACGCGGGAGACACCGCCGGCTTCAAGGTCGCCTACGGCAAGATCGAGAAGAAGTTCGCGCTCGAGCTGTGGACCGGCCTGTCCGGTCAGGCCTGTGCCGAGGGCGCTGAGGACGCCAGCGGCTACCTGCTGCTGCCCTTCATCACCGCTGGCACGATCGGCGACATCGAGGTCACGGGTGAGGACGCGATCTCGTTCTCCATGACCGGCGCCGTCACCAAGTCCGGCAACGCCTGGGGCACCGGTCCCTACGACGTGGTCAAGAAGGCCAAGCAGGGTGGAGGCGGCTTCGAGAACGCGAAGCTGCCCACGCCTCTCGACCCGCTCGACCACCTCCTCATGATCGACACGGCTCTCGCTCCCCCGCCGGACAGCGACCAGCCCGTCACCGTCCCCTGAGCCCTACCCCATCTCAGAGGCACTGACAGCCCCGTAGAGCGCACAAACGCCCTGCGGGGCTGTCACCGTACCTGCGCCACGTGAAACCGCCTCTACGCCCCTTAGGCGCCGCCTATAGGTATACTCATCCGTGCGGGCACCGCCTATGGATTACCGGCGGCGTAGCCATCCCGCACCACGCACGCGTTGTAGGAGAGGGCATGCAGGATATTGACAGAGGCTACGGCCCAGGAGACTGGCCGGTCTCCTACAGCGCGTGCGAGGACCTTAAGGAGTACCTGGACGAGGCAGGCCGACCAGAGCAGCAGCACACCTTCGAGGCCATGGCGACCCAGCTCCTCTGGGAGTGGACCGGGCGCCGCTTCGGGACCGACATCGTCGTGATCCGGCCCGAGCCGGCCGACTGCGTGCCGCCGCCCACCTACCAGTCCCAGGAGTACCTGCGGGGATTCCTCCCGTTCCGCCTGGGAGGCGTCCTGCACGACGTCGTGTGTGGCCTGTGCGGGCCACTGTGCACCCACACCGCAGGGACGCCGGCCATCCGCCTGCCCGGCAACGTCCACCGCGTGCACCAGGTCACGATCAACGGCAAGGTGCTTCCGCTGGGTGCGTACCGGCTTATCAACCGCTCCGTGCTCCAGCTCACAGGCCGTACCTCTCCAGCTGGCCCCGACGTCCCGCTTGTATTCCCCGCAGTACAAGACCTGTCTCGGCCGACAACTGAGGAGGGCACCTGGGAGATCCGCTACTCGCAGGGCGTCCCTGTCCCCGAGGGCGGCCAGGTCGCCGCCGGCGTGCTCGCCCTGGAGCTGGCGAAAGCCGCCTGCATGGACCGCGACTGCGCCCTGCCGGCACGCCTCCAGTCGGTCACCCGCCAGGGCGTCACCGTCCAGGTGCAGGACGACTTCGAGGAGATGCAGGAGGGCCGCACCGGAATCTGGCTGGTCGACTCCTGGGTCACCTCGATCCGTAAGCCGCGCCAGGCCGCCCGAGCCTACAACCCCGACGACTACGTCCGCCGGCAGCCGTCCAACCGTCGCGGCGGGGTGATCTGGTGAGCCCAGCCCCGCGCCTGTCGCGCCGCAGCCGTGCCCAGAGCGAGGACTACGCGGCCCTGTCGGGCCGAGTTTCCTCGCCCGTGCCGTCCGTCGTCCACTCCACCGCACTCGCCCTGCTCAAAGGCGGCGCGGCCGCACTGTCCAACGGCGTCTCGCAGGCGTACGTCGCCCCCGGCGCCGAGGTGGCCTGGGACGAGTGCTGCGCCGGGCACCTGTACGTACGCACCGTGTCCGTCTCCCCGGTCTTCGGCCAGCGCGCCGCCGACGGCGAGGCGTGCTCGGTGCGCTACTGGGCTGCTACCTACGCACTCGGCACGCTGCGCTGCGTCGAGGTCGTGGACGACCGCGGCCGCGGCCCGCGCCCCTTCGACCTGACCGCCGACGCGGCCGTCCTGCACCAGGACATGGCGGACCTGGGCAAGTTCCTCACGTCGTCTACGAACGCGGACTCGATGGAGTGGGACGCTCAGGGTCCCGACGGGGGCTGCGTGGCCGGCGAGTGGACCTTCACGGTCCGGTTGAACTGCCCGTGACACCTTTCCAAGGTAGAGGTGTGAGATGGTTCACGTAAGAGTGCGGTTCAAGGGCCCCATCCAGGAGCACAAGGTAGCCCAGATCACTAAGCAGGCAGCCTTGAAGGCGTCCAAGCGCACGCAGGGCCGGATCCAGCGCAACATCCGTGCCAAGGGGCGCGTGAACTCCGGCCGGATGGTGAACTCCGTCACCATCGAGCGCGTTCCTGGCAAGCACACGCTCAACCCGACCTTCGAGATCGGAGCGCGTACGCCGTACGCCGCCTACCAGGAGAAGGGCACCCGGCCGCACGGGCCGGTCAAGGCGTCGCGCATGGTATTCACCCCGAAGGGCTCCTCGCAGACCGTCTTCGCGAAGTGGGTCAAGGGGATCAAGGGCGCCCACTTCGTCCGCGACGCGGTCCGGCTTATCAAGCCCTCTGACTTCCATTAGAATCGCCTCATGGCTACTATCACGATCCCCGGCAAGACCCGGAAGTCCATCACCGTTGAACTCGTTGGCGAGACGTACAAGGTCCGCCCGCCCAAGTCCGCCGTCGCCATCTTCCTGTCCCAGGCTCTCAAGGACTCTGGCGACGACGCTGAGAAGATGATCGAGGGGCTGGCCAAGTGGTGCCACGTCCTCTTCGGCAAGGAGGCCGGCGCCGAGGTCGTCAAGCGGCTGAAGAACCCCGCCGACGATCTAGACATCCCCGACCTGACCGACCTCATCACCGCCGTCATGGAGGACGCGGGCGAAAACCCTACTACGTAACCCAGCGCCTACTGGCCTCAGCGCACGCGGAGTGGGACTACATCGACGGGTTCTGCCTCGGACACGGGATCGACCTGGAGACCCTGCCCCTGAACCGGTTCTGCCACGTCATGTGGTGGATCCTCACCCGCAACGCCGAGGACGAGGGCGCTACCGAGAAGCTGAAGAGGGACCTGTGGCTTCCGCCCAAGGGCGTCGAGGTCACCGACCCGCGCAGCCCGTGGTACTCCGGCAACGAGTCGTCGGGCTTCGGATCCCTTAAGTCGGCCCTCGGGATGTGACAGCACCTATAGGACCCGTCTATGCGGGCGGTATCATGGCCTCAGACAGGAGTCGGGCCGCGATGCCGCCCGCTCGACGTACGAGCGGGGAGGGTAGCCCGTGGCAGACAAGATCGGCGAGGTCGTCGTAGAGGTCGGCGCTGACGCACGCGACTTCAAGGGCGACGCTGAGCGGGGCATCGAGAAGAGCCTCAAGAAGATCGGCAAGCGTATCGAGCGCGCTGCTGAGAAGTGGGCGCGCGAGATGCGAGACTCCGTCAAGGACGCCCTTGACGGCCTCGTGCTGCAGGTCAACGCCAAGATCGACCCGAAGGACCTGCGCCGCATCGAGGCGGCTATCTCCCGGACCAAGGCGTCTCCGGACGTCGGCATCTCCGCCCGCGACCTGGAGGAGATCAAGCAAAAGCTCCGCCGGGCCGAGTGGCGCACGCCGGTCAAGCCGGTCCTGGACGACAACGCCGTGGCCAGGATGGGTCGCGAGCTAGACGAGATGAAGGCCGCGATCAAGGCCCGCGTGGACCTTGACGAGGTGTCTCGCAAGCACGCGCTGGCGGCGATCAAGAAAACCGAGGCCGAGATCGACGCCAAGGTCGACATCAAGGGCCAGGACATCGCTGAGCTCAAGGAGAAGATCGCCAACATCAAGTCCGATGTCAAGGTCGACGTCTCCCTCGAGAAGGCCGCTCAGCGCAAGATCAAGGAGCAGATCGCCAAGCTCGACGCGAAGCTCAAGGCCGAGGCTGAGCTCGACCCGGCCTCGCGCAAGAAAGTCCAGGAGGAGCTGAAAAAGCTCGGCGGCGACATCGAGGCCCACGCCCAGCTGTCCGAGGCGTCTAAGCGCAAGCTGAAGCACGAGCTCAACAAGCTCGATGGCAAGGCGACCGTCAACGCCGACCTCGACGACGGCAAGGCCCGATTTGACCTGAATCGGCTGACCAAGAAGCCGCGCTACATCGACATCCACGTCCGGCTCGCCAAGGCGTCGCTGGCCAAGGTCGCTACTCAGCTGAAGGCGCTGGCCGGCGGGAACATCTTCAGCAACCTGAAGAACAGCCTCAACGACATCTTCACCAACCTGGACACCTTCTCGGTGAAGATGGCCAGCGTGGGCACGGCCGTCCTGGGGTTAACCTCGGTCGTGGGCGCCGGCCTCGGCACGATCTCCCAGTTCGGGGTGGGCATCGCCCACACGCTCCCGGCCCTGCTCGCTATGCCAGGAATTATGGGGGCGGCCGCCGCTGGCATCGGCATCTTCGTAGTCGCCATGAAGAACGCCTCCACCGTCCTGGAGGACCTGGGGCCGTCCTTCACCGCCTTGCAGGAGTCGATCTCCAACTCGTTCTGGGGCGAGGCCGAGGGGGCCGTGCGCTCCCTCATCGTCAACGGCCTGGACGCACTCACCCCGGCCATCTCTGCCGTGTCATCGTCCATGGGCCTAATGACGGCCGCCGTCGCCGACGTGGCTGAGTCGCACCTCCCCGGCTTCCAGACGTCGCTGGGATATCTGTCCGCGGCCTTCGACATCGGCGGCGTCGGGGCGGCCGCCTTCACCGACGCGTTGCTCACGCTGGGCGAGACCGGGGCGAAGTACCTCCCCTCGATCGCTGAGTGGGCGAACGAGGTAGCGCTCAAGTTCCAGAACTGGGTGCAGGCCAAGACCGCCTCGGGCGAGATGGACAAGGCCATCCAGTCGGCTGCGAAGACCTTTGGGACGCTGAAGGACATCGTCTTCGACCTGGCCGGAATCCTGGGCGGCGTCTTCTCCGCCATGGCCGCAGGCTCCACGCCCCTAAGCGCCATCGCCGACGGCCTGGACCGGGCCAACAAGGCGGTCAACGGCCCGCTGTGGCAGGGCACCCTGACCACGATCTTCTCCGCAATGGGCGAGGCGGCGACCCATGCCTTCTCCGGCGTCGGCTCTCTGGGGCAGGCGTTCGTGTCGCTGGCGCCCACGCTCTCCACGATCCTGCCGCTGGTCGGCCAGATCATTGAGGTCGGGCTGAACGGCATCTCGGCGGCCCTCCAGAACCCTGCCTTCCAGGGCGGGCTGGTGGCGTTCTTCCAGGGCGTCCTGACCGCCGTGCAGGCTCTCGCTCCGGCCATGCCCGCCCTGGGCACAGCCTTCGGCGCCCTGGCGACGATTGGGGGTCAGCTCCTCGCGTCCATCGCCCCCCTGATCGCGGCCCTCGTGGAGCAGCTGGCCCCGATCATCCAGCAGCTCGTACCGATCCTCACCCCGATCATCGAGCAGCTGGCGGCCGCCCTGCTGCCGACGATCCAGGCCCTCGGCCCGGTGCTGGCCGAGCTCTTCGCCGTGCTCGGCCCGATCGTGGCCGACCTGCTGTCGCAGATCCTCCCGCTGCTGGTCCCGATCGTCCAGCAGATCGCTGAGGCGCTCATCCCGGCTATCCAGCTGGTCGGCGCTGTGATGCAGCAGATGTCCCCACTAATCGTGGCGACGTGGCAGCTGATCACGACCATCATCTCCGGAGCGATCAACACGATTAAGGGCATCATCAACATCGCTCTTGGGCTGATCTCTGGCGACTGGTCTAAGGTGTGGACCGGGATCAGTCAGATCGCTAGCGTCATCTGGAACGCGATCAAGTTCGCGTTCCAGGCGTTCGGCGCGACGCTGGGCGGCCTAGCCACGGCGGCCTGGAACTACATCTGGACCACGGTCATCAACTTCTGCAAGAGCATCCTGAGCACGGTCACGGGCTGGATCAACAGCGTCAAGAACTTCTTCTCCAACGGGTGGAGCTACCTGAAGTCGCTGACCCAGTCGGCCTTCTCCTCCCTCGTGTCCACCATCCGCAACTGGCTCACCAACGCGATCAACTTCGTGCGTAACTTCCCGAACTCGATCAAGAACCTGTTCTCCAGCGCTGGCTCGTGGCTGATCAGCGCCGGTAAGAACATCATCAACGGCCTCATCAACGGTCTGAAGTCCATGTTCGGCTCGGTCAAGTCGACCCTGGGCAATCTGACCAGCAAGCTGACGTCCTGGAAGGGCCCCGAGCCTGTCGACAAGGTCCTGCTGACCCCCGCTGGTGAGCTGATCATGAAGGGATTCATCAAGGGCCTAGAGAGCCAGTACGGCGCCGTTCGCAACTCCCTCACGGGCCTCACGGAGGACCTGGCGAAGCCGGCCACGATCGGGCTCAGCGCCGACGTCCAGCCGCTACAGGCGAAGGCCTCGACCGGCCGCCCGGCGCCGGAGTCCTCATCGTCCGGGGCGTTTGATAAGAGCAACCAATCAGGCGCTACAATCAACATCACCAACAACTATCCGCAGGCCCAGCCGGACTCCAAGACCCGTGACGAGGTCGCCCAGGGTATCCGTCTGGCCGCCATCGTCTGACCCAGGCCGAGTGCCGCGCCCGCCCGTCTCATCTGGCGGGCGCGGCTGTCTCAGAGAGTGAGAGAATGACGTCATGAGCATGTACACCCTCGACGGCAAGGACCTTGACGACCCCAACGGCAGGTGGGTCCTGGAGGAGGGCACCACCCTATCCACCTGGGGCGAGCCTCGGCTGAGCTCGGTGGAGGTCCCGAACCGGTTCGGCGTCCTTCCCATCCCGGCCACCGTGACGGACGCTCAGCAGGTCGTGCTGAAGTTCCGGGTCTTCTCCTGGACCGACGGCGGCAAGAGCCTCTGCCACGGCACCCAGGCCGACCTGGACGCGAACCTTCGCGCCCTGCGCAACCGCCTCCTCGTGCTCGGCCGCCTGCCCGTCCTCGGCCACACCCCGAGCGGTGCGGGGGCGGCGCCCCGAGTGGCCGAGGTCCGGCTTAAGGGCTCCGTCGAGCCGTCGTTCCACCCTGAGTCCATGACGGCCGCCGTGTCCGCCGTCTTCGAGATCCCCGACGGCATGTGGCACGACCCGCAGCCCACCGCGGTCCCCCTGACCAGTGCCTCCAGCCTCAGCGGCGGTACCGCACCGATCATGGACTCGATGCTCATGCTCGCGCCCACCGCCAACGAGATGGTCGTCAAGGACGTAACCAGTGGATCGTCCCTGACCTGGAAGGGCAGCACCATCCCCACGGCCAGCGAGCGGATCCTCGTGAACGTCAGCCGTTACACCGCCCACAGGCAGGCCTCCACCGGCTGGGACGTCGTCAACGGCGCCCAGGACGTCAGCGGCCAGATCAGCATGTCCGCTGGCGGTCTGCGCATCACTCCAGACGGCGACGGGCGGGTGGGCCTGACGGTCACAGGCGGCTCCGGGCTTATTCGCGCAAGGAGGGCTTACTGATGGCACAGATCGCCAACCCTGCGTTCCCTCGCGGACTGGCGATGCGCTACGTCGCCTACGAGCTGGGCGGCGCCCGCATCGGGGTCCTGCCCGACGTCATGGCGGGCACGTGGACCGTGCCCCGGCTCGACACCCCCACGCTCACGCTCTCCTACCCACAGAACGACCTGGGCGTGCGGGGGCTGCTGCTCGACTCGACCCTTGAGGTCGCCATCGAGCTGTCCTACGACGGGCAGACCTGGACCGAGCCGCCCAACGCCCGGTTCATGACGCAGTCCTCCGAGTGGGACCCTACGGGAGACGGCTCAGACAACCGCAACGTCGACCTCATCCACATCGGCCACCGCATGGAGCAGGCCCTCGTGTGGACCGTCCCGTTCAACGCCCAGGGCAAGGACGGGAAGTACCGGTTCAACGGGGCCAACGGCGGCGCGATCCTGAAGACCCTGTGGGACAAGGCTACCGGGCGCGGCTGGGGTAAGGACCTGAAGATCGACTTCAGCGCCTCTATCGACTCAGCCGGGCAGCCCTGGGCCACGATCGCCACCATCGCGTTCGCCCCGGCCACGACCCTGCTCCAGGTCCTCAAGGCCCTCATGAACATGGGCATGATCGACTACCGATGGCAGGGCCGCACCCTCCAGGTCTACAACGCCGACGCAGCGCTCGGGCGTGACAACACCTCCCTCATCTGGCGCCTGGACAGGAACGCGAAGGCACCAGAGAAGGCCGACTGGTCGTCCCTGTGCACCCACATCCTCGTCAAGGGCGAGGAGGGGCGCACGTGGACCTTCGAGAACAAGGAGGCCCCGGCCGGTCTGCCCCGCGCCGAGCGTGTCGTGGAGGCCGGCGGCGTGGAGCTGGAGGACACGGCCCGCGCCGTCGCCCGCTCCACCCTAATCTCCGGCGCCCACGCTCAGGAGGAGGTCAAGCGCGAGTGGGAGGCCGCCTCGATCAACTGGCTCCCGTACCGGGACTACATGCCCGGAGACTGGGTCCAGGTGGAGCGGACCTACGGCAACCTGGAGAAGATGCGCGTCGTGCAGTCGACGGTGTCCATCACCCACCCCGGCCGCGTCCACGGGCACACCACGTTCGGCACGGCGCTGGACGACATCCTGTCCCGCATCGTCAAAAAGCAGAAGGGCATTACCGGCGCGGCCACGACGCCCAGCACCGTCCGCCCCGACACCCCGGCCGCCAAGCACCTGCCAAAGGCGCCGGAGGGAGTCATCGTCAGCTCCGTGGCGGTCATCCGCGACGACGGCACGCCGCGCGCGAACGTCACCATCGGGTGGAGCCCGGTCACGACGGACAAGAACGGCGTGGCCGTGGACGTCACCGGCTACGAGGTATCCTACCGCCAGCTGCCTTCGGCACGCGGGCCCCTGTACCCGGTGTCCGGTGCCGACGCCACGTCAGCCCAGATCGGCGGCCTGGGCGTCGGCACCCGCTACGTCTTCACCGTGCGGGCAGTCACCGCCGACGGAGGTGGCGCGTGGTCGGCCGAGGTCGAGCACCGCACCGCCACCGACGCCACTCCCCCACCGCGCCCCTCCAAGCCGACGGTGGGCCAGACGCTGGGCGTTCTGAACGTCGAGTGGAACGGTCTCGGTGACGCGGGGCAGAACATGCCGGCGGACTACGCGTACACCGAGGTGGCGGTGTACGTCCCCGGCTCCAACCCCGTGACTCTGACCCAGATGCCTCGCCCGGTACAGCGAACCAACATCGCGGGCCTGGAGATCAAGGAGTGGGAGGTCGCGCTTCGCACCGTCGACAACTCCGGCAACAAGTCGGCATGGTCGGCGGGCTCTCGGGTCACGCTCGAGCAGAACATCGACGTCGAGGCGATCACCCGAGCGGTCGAGGAGAAGCTGGCCGCCAGCGACGCGATGCAGCGGGCGGCACGCGCCGAGACCCTCAAGGAGATGAACAAGCTGACCGAGGGCATGACGCAGGTCGCCCTCTCCCTCGTGGAGACCGGCCCGTACCCGCCCGACAAGGGCGTGGTAGACAAGACGCAGTGGGTGTCGCCCGATGCCCGCATCTTCGTACTGAAGAAGCAAGGAGACTGACTGACATGGCCTACACCCCCAGCACCTGGAAGGACGGCCCGGAGGGCCGCACACCGATCACTGCAGCGGCGCTGACCAAGATCGAGAACGGCCTGGCCACGGCCGCCTCAGTAGCCGACACGGCCAACACGAAGGCCAGCGCGGCCGCCACCAACGCCCTGGCCCAGCAGATCCAGCAGCAGGTCCAGAAGATGATGAACTACGTCATCCCGATCGGCGGCGTCATCCCGTTCTACGGGACGCTCCAGCCTGACGGATGGCTCCTGTGCAACGGCCAGGCGGTCAGCCGCACCGCCTACTCGGAGCTGTTCGCCGTCATCTCCACTCGCGGCGGGGCCGGGAACGGCTCAACGACGTTCAACATTCCTGACCTGCGGGGGCTGGTCATCTACGGACACGGCCACGGCCGCACGCCCACGCTGGGCGCCACCGTCGGTGAGTTCGACCACAATATCTCCGTGGGCGAGATCCCGCCGCACACGCACAACATCGGCGAGGTCGAGGACTCGGGCCGACGCTTCCAGTCCCGCACCGCGAACCAGGACATCGGCATCGGCACGTCCGGCTACACCTACCTGACGTCCACCGGTAACAATGCCTCGGGCCGCTCCCCGCAGGCGATCGCCGAGGGCGGCCAGTCGCGCATGCAGATCTTCCCCCGCGGCTCGGTCGCCATGTACATCATGCGCGCGAAGTGATGCCGCATGGCTGAGATCAAGGACGAGTACATCCAGTGGCCGGGACCTGCCACGTTCCCCGGCGTCACTACGACGCCGGCCTACGACCGCTACGCCAACGACAACACCCTCGTCCACTCCCACAAGGGCTGGGAGTGGCAGGAGGTCGACTCCCCGTACCAGAAGGCCGCAGCGGCGCTGGCGCAGTCGGCCATCGAGACCGCGGTGCAGCGCGCATCTACGGTGTTCGGGACGGTCTACTACCAGCGCGGGAACTCCACCGACCGACCCGACTTCGACGGCACGGCGATCGGGGACACCTGCCGGATCCAGGACCCGCAGACCCTGAACATCGTCGCTGAGTGGCGTTGGAACGGCTCTGACTGGGAGAAGATGCAGGTCTCCGGCGAGCAGGTCTCGAACCTCGACGTCGGCCGCCTGACGGCGGGGTCCGCCGCGATCAACGAGCTCGCGGCACGCAAGATCGCCGCGGACACCGGCCAGTACCTCCAGCTGACGACGGACCAGCTCACCGTGACCGGCAACGCCTCCTTCGTTGACGCCACGGCCCGCCACGTGTGGGCCAAGATCGTCAGCGCCAACGAGGGGGAGTTCCAGAAGATCCGGGCGGGCATGATCGCCGCCAACGCTATCAGCGCTGACAACCTCCAGGTGGGCGCCCTCGACGGCAAGGTCATCACTGGAGCGACGATCCAGACGGAGAGGGCCTCCAATCGCGGCCTAAAGATCTCCTCCTCCGGGATGCAAGTCTATGCCTCGAACGGCTGGAAGGCGCTGGACATCAATGCGTGGAGCGGGGACATCAACATCTCGGGGCGCCTCTCCCGCCGGGACACCTGGTCAGAGGTGTGGCTGAACGACGTCACCTCGCGAGACTCCGGCACGGATGAGTACCAGGGCTTCAAGTACGGGTGCGGCCTGTCCTTCAACTCCCTGGAGGACGACTGGTGGGATGGCGTCATCGTGATGACGAAGGCGTCCACCGGGGACCCGTCGCTGCGTATCCAGGGCCCGATGCCCAAGAGATCGGGAAGCGTGTCCCCGTATCTCACTGTGGGCACATCGGCGATCGCCATGTACACGCCTCAGGGTAACGGCTCATTCTCCTTCAACGGTCAGGGCATGTCCCTGAACGCTCAGAGCGTGTACTGGTGGATGAATAACCTGGGATTCTCCTTCGGAAAGAGGGGCGAGAACCAGGCCCGCCTATACGTCGGCTCGGACCGGATCGATATCCGGATGCTGAATGATGCCGAATCCCGGTTCTGGGCGAACAACCGGACTACGACGATGCAGTTCAACGGCCAGAACCAGATATGGATCGGCAGCGACGGCATGCACGTCAACGGGAACAAGAATTTCTCCATGAGGGTCCCAGTCCTGACAGCCCGGCGCGGCGGGATGTGGCTGGAGCACTCCTGCACCGAGTCTCCGTATGACGGCATCGAGTACTGGGAGAACGTGACTATCGACGACTCCGGGCGCGCCCGCTGGACCCTGCCGGACTACGTTCCCCGTGTCGCGTCCGCCAAGGCTCCGTGGGTTGTCTTCGCCAGTGACGGCGCTCGGGCCGTGCTTGACCGATCCAACCCGGAGGAGTGGCACGTGGACGTAACGGGCAGCCCCGGCGCAGCGGTGGCCGTACTGGTCAAGGGTGCCCGCATGATCGACCACGAGGTCGCTGAGGACGGTGAGCCCATCATGCGAGACTATGCCCGAGAGTCGTCATGGCACCTTCCGCCCCCGTCCCCCGGAGATGGAGGTAACCAGGGCGGTGGCGACGGCGGCAACATGCTCCTCGACGATATGTCCATGGGCGGCAACCTGTACGGCCCCGCCCCGGATCCATCGCTCGAACTCAATCGATAGGAGAAACCATGGAAGAGCAGAACAGTCAGGTCGACGCGATCCTCGTTATCGAGGCGCTGACCTTGGAGATCGCGGCCCTGACACGCCGCGCCGTCATCGCGGAGCAGCGTGTCGCCGTCCTGGAGGCCGAGAAGGCCCAGAACCAGAGCAAGGAGAGCAAGTGAGCGTAGGATCGATCACCGCTGAGATCGCCCGGCGAATCTGCGAAGAGCAGCCGGTGGGCTACAGCCAGGGGGAGGACCGCCGTAGCTGGTACGCCGCGGCCGACGCCCATGGTCGAGTCTCCAGCCCGCAGAACGCGGACTGTTCGTCCCTGGCCGCGGGGTCGATCTCCTACGGCCTCCACCACACGTACGGCGTGCCGTGGGGTCACAAAGCCCTGCTGGAAATCAATGATTTCTGGACAGGGAACCTCCGGGCCGGCATGGAGGCTCGAGGCTTCGAGGAGGTCAACTGGCCGGACGAGAACCTGACCCCGGATGGCGGCTTCCAGGTCGGCGACATCGTCCTGTCTGCCGGGAACGAAGGCGGCGTCGGTCACGTCATCGTGATCGTCGAGGACGGCTACGACCCGCTTGAGTCGGAGGCGTGGATCGCCGAGACCGGCGACATATACGGCGAGCGCGGCGACCAGACCGGCCAGGAGACCCGTACGGCCCGGTACAGCGAGCACCCGCATACGCAGCGTGGGGCGTGGACCTCCTGCCACCGCTTCAGTGAGGCGAAGTTCCTGGCTCAGTGGCCTGAGTTCGCGAAGGGGCAGCCGGCCTCCAAGCCGGCTGCCCCGGCGGCCCCCGCGGACGCCCCGCAGCACGCGCACGGCATTGACATCTCGTCTCACCAGGGTGGGCTCAATATCGCCGCGATCTGGGCTGATTTCGTCATCGTCAAGGTGACGGAGGGCACTGGCTACGAGAACCCGTTCTGGCGACAGCAGGCGGAGGCGACACTGGCCGCAGGGAAGCGCCTCGGGCTCTACCTCTTCGCCAACGACGAGGCGCCCCAGGCGCAGGCGAGGTTCTTCCTCGACCGCGCCAAGAGCTACGCAGGAAGGGCCACGTTCTGGCTGGACTGGGAGGCGAGCGCCCTCAACCTGGCCCCCTCGGACGCCCTCGTGATCCTCAACCAGATGGCGGCCGAGACCCGCTCCACACCCGGCATCTACCTGAACGGGGCGGGCCTGGAGAGCGGCAACTGGTCCGCCGTCGCCAGTCGGTACCCGCTCTGGTACGCCGGTGGGCCTGAGTACAGCGACTACGGCCGTGCCTACTCAGACCCGGCCGTCCCGTCCGTCCCGTACTGGGGCGGCAACGTCCTCATCCACCAGTACACCGAGGACGGCTACCTGCCTGGCTACAACAGCCACCTGGACCTGGACCGCCTGCGCGACCGCAGCGCCTGGGACCGGATGATCGGCGGCGGCCAGGTCACCGTGAGCGCCCCGGCCGCTCCCACACCGCGGGTGAGCCCCTACACCGGCAAGAAGAACCGGTCCGACGGTCAGTCGGAGCTGGTCTGCAACGGCGTCTTCGGTATCGCGACGATCGGGCGCCTTCAGCAGGTCATGGGCACCACCGTTGATGGCGTCCTGAACGAGGACGGCAGCCCCGCCGTCGCTCGCCTCCAGGCGTTCCTGAACGCGGCCGTCCAGGCGGACACGCAGACCGCCCTGAACGACGCCCCCCGCCTGGACGAGGACGGCGTCCTCGGGGAGGCCACGTGGCGCACGCTCCAGTTCCTCATCATGGCCTGGCACAGGGAGTACCTGCCCGACGGCTGGGACTTCGCGGACTGGGTCGACGGCGAGGCCGGGACCGCCACCATCGGCGCTCTCCAGCGGGCGCTGAACAACTCCAAGGCGGGATCCCGCAGGCTGTGGTGAGGTCGTGACATCGTCGTGACCTATAGAACCTTCACAGACTCATAGGGATACACTAAGGGCGGGGACTCGCAGAGGTCCCCGCCCTTACCTATGGAAGGAGAACATGTGAAGTACGCAACCGCGACGTTCTGGGAGGGCCTGGCCGAGCGCGCCATCTCCACCTTCGCGCAGTCCCTCGTGGGCGCCTTCGGTGTCGGCACCTCGGTCTTCGGGCTGGACTGGAAGGGCGCCCTGGGCATCGCCGGCGCGGCCGCCCTCGCCTCGGTCCTGAAGTCGTTCTCCCTGCCCGAGGAGACCGACCGCGCCGTGGCCTCGGCTGAGGCCGAGAGCTACGCTCCGCGCCACGCCAACGGCCTGGCGGGCTGAGGTAGCCGTGCTCGCAGCAGAGTCGTCCCCGTCGCCGATCGTCGCGGTGCTGACCTCTCCGGACGCTATCGCGGCGGGGACGGCCCTGCTAGTCGCACTCATCACCTGGCTCAAGATCGCCATCAACAAGCAGCAGCAGCGCCTGGAGGAGAGGATGACCCGAATGAGCGCCCACGTAGTGAGGGCGGCGAACGCGGCGGAGTCGGCCTCGGAGGGCGTCCACAACAACCACAGCTCGAACCTGCGGGACGATCTCGACTCGAAGTTCGGGCAGGTCCTCGACGGACTGGCCCGCCTGACCGAGTCGGTAGACGACCTTCGGGAGTCGGACCGGCAGCACGACGCCCGCATGGCCCGCCTGGAGACTCAGATCGAGGGCGTCCGCAATGACGCCCGTACTGACAGGTCCCACCTGTACACGGAGGTCCAGTCATTACATGATCGTATTGATAGGGTAAAGTCTGAGACGAACCCGTTACGTCAGGAGCCTCGATGACCTCCCCCACCGCAACGATCACCGGGCGAGTCGTCGGCCCCGACGGCCTCGGCAGGATGGGACGGCTGACTCTCACGCCCGTAACCTCCCCCGTCCCCGGCATCTACCCGGCGGTACTGGCCAGCCGGGTCTCGGCCCGGCTCGGCACTGACGGATATCTGGTAGGCCCGACTGGGCGGTCGCTGCCCGTCATCGCCAGCGACTATGAGATAGATCTCAATATTCCCGGCGACTTCGGCATCCACATCCGGCGCCGGGTACGTCTGTCCTCGGGCCAGTCGTTCACGCTGGCCGAGCTGCTCGCGGGATCTCCCACGCCTCCGCAGCCCCCTCAGCCTCCCACACCGCGGCCCCCGTCCGACGGTCTCCTTACTCCGGGCGAGCACGACGTCCGCCGAGTCAACGGGGCTGACGCCCTGGAGGCCTCCAACCCGGTCGAGGTCATCGACCTCGGGAACGGGGTCCTCACTTGGCGCAAGCTAGATAACGGAATCGTCCGCCCAGACGGTCACGGTGTCCAAGATGCGGACACCCCCGGTATCCTTGAGGCTATAGATAAGGCCGAGGTTATAGACCTAGGCAATGGAGCACTCACCTGGAGGTAGACGGCTATGGCCGATCTCACATGGTACAGCCGCGAGGGCGCCGACCAGCGCTTCCTGACGAAGACCGAGGCCTCTGGGCTGGCCTCTAAGGAGGAGAGCACCCGGGGCGACGCCGCCCTAAGCGGCCTGATCGACGCCGTCAAGGCCACGGCTGAGGCCGCCCTCCCGTCGGCCACCGCCGCCGCCACCTACGCCACCAAGACCGAGCTGGCGCAGGCTCAGCTGGGCGGGGGTGGGCAGGCTCCGGACCTGTCCGGGTACCTCACGCGCTCAGACGCCTCCAGCACGTACGTCACCAAGGCCGATGCGCAGTCGACCTACGCGACGAAGTCCGAGCTGGAGCAGGTCAAGAACCAGCAGGGCGGCGGATCCCCCGCGCCGTCCCCGGCGCCTGCCGACGCACCGCTTGCGGCGCTCCCGCTCCGTGCCGGGCAGCCGGTCCCCACGGTCGGGTTCTTCGGCGACTCGTGGTCCACGGAGTCGACGATGGGTGAGGGCTTCAACCTGCCCGCCACCGCCTCGCGCCTGCTCGGGTGCATCCCGGTTGTCTCCGCAGTAGACGGGTCGGGCTTCGCACACTCCGTCAGCGGCAACGATGCATTCGAGGTGGACGCCCGCGTGAATGCGGTCTGTGCGGCGGCTCCGAACCTGATCGTCACCGTAGGCTCCCTCAACAGCGACAAGGTGATCGAGAACGGCAACGCCGACGGATCGAACATCACTGCGGCGGTCAAGACCTTCATCGAGAAGGTTCGCGCCAAGCTGCCTCAGGTACCGATTGTTGTGGTGGGCGCTGAACCCTCGTCGGTCGCTCGCTTAATCTCCTCCCCCTCGCACATCAACGTGAAGGCCTCTAAGGCTGGGGTTGAGGCCGCCGGCGGGGCCGCTGCAGGCGTTGCCTTCGTCGACTGGATGGGGGTGGCCGACAAGCAGGCGGTGACGTGGCGCGATGAGCGAGTCTGCGCTACTGGTGACATCGTCGTCTACGGGGGCGTCGCCTACCGCGTGACGCAGCCCTGGGTTCCTGCCCCGGGGGTCACCCCCGCCTCCGCAGGCGCCCCCACTGTTCAGGTGTCGGATGTCCTATCGGGCACCGGCAACGCTGGGTCGAAGCACGGCGACGGCACCCGCGACACCCTCCTGATGAGTGACGACACTCACCCGACGAAGATTGGATCGATCGCCTTCGGGGCCGCTCTCGCGAAGCACGTTAGCGACGCGGTGACCTCCCTGTCGTCCTGGATCAAGGCGCAGGGTCCGGTAGTCACCGCACCTTCGGCTACCCCGGCTCCTCCCCAGCCCCCCGCACCTAAGGGCCTGCCCATCATGGCGTGGATGCCTGGAGGATGGGGCCAGGCCGATCGGGCCATCTACAGCAAGGCGGACGTCGACGCGATCGCGGCCCTCAAGCCTGACAAGGTCGCGCTGGCGATTCAGGCCACCGCAGACCCGGATGACGCCGCAGTGGCTATCGCAATGACCGCCCCCCAGGGCGGCAAGGAGGTAGGACAGTACGGGCTCGCCACGCTCCGCAGGGACGGCAACGATGTCGCGGGCATGGTTGAGGCCATGGATGCCCTGGAGGGTGCCGGGATCGAGGTTATGCCGTACATTCTCAACGGCAAGGTCGACAACTCGGCCACTTACTACCGGTCATCGGATGGCAAGCTGCTGCCGCTGATCGCTGCCCGCCCGAAGGCCCCGTACACGGCGATCCACTACCGCGGCCAGAACCGGCTACGGGAGATCATGACCACCGACTACCCGACTTTCAAGCGGGCGTCCGACAACACGGACGGGCCCGCCGACTGGCAGGTCTCCGACGTCAAGAACGCCTCCATCGGCATCCTCGGGCCGAACGCCGGAGCTCCCGGGTGGGGTGCCGCGAAGACGGCGTTCCCTGGCGGCGTGTGGGCTGTCGTCTCCAGCAAGGATGAGCAGGCTACCGCCAAGGCGCTCGCGAAAGCAGCTGGCGTGACCATCATCGGGTGGGCCGTACCCTCGCCCGAGGCGCTGGCCGCCGTCAAGGCCTGATCGGGGAACTGATGGCAGAATCAATCTTCCCCGTTCTCGGCGCGTGGTGGCGCAGCCTCGGTCAGAGCCGGGGTGACGGCGCGTCGCTGCCCCGGGGGGCGTCAACAACGCCGTACGACGACGCGGCGGTACCCGCGGAGCCTCGCCGGTTCACGTTTGAGATCACCTACAGCGCTGACAGTGCGGCGACGCTGGCCCTGCGCGTCAACTGGTTCTCCTCCGACCGGGCGAAGGTCAGCGGCCCGTTCGACCTGGCCAGCTTGGCGCTCGATGCTGCGCAGGGGAGAACAGTAGTGGTGGAGGTGACGCTGCCCGACGACCCGTCCCCGCGATGGCTGCCGTCGGTCGGGGTCACGTCAGGCCCCGACGAAGTGCTGATCTCCTCGCTGAAGGTCTATGAGATGCCTCCCGCTCTTGAGGGCCCAGCCGTCACCGTGTGGAACGGCTCGGCCGAGATCGCGGCATCCGTAGCAGTATGGGATGGCGCCAAAGAGATCCCCGCCACTATCGAGATTCAGGCCTAAGGAGAAGCATGGCAGAAGAGAAGCCCCAGACCGGATACTGCGGCCCGTCGCAGGTGACGATCAACATCGGCACGAGCGGCGTCAAGATCAACGACGAGGGCAAGGAGCAGCCTGGCCTTGACCCAGCCCAGTACGTGACCCGGAAGGACTTCCTGGACGCACTGGAGCTGCGACCTACGCGAGATCAGGTAGAGACCCAGATTGCGGGCGTCCGCACAGACGCCGCGAATGCTTCCGCAGCTTCGGTCACGGCTAAGGCGGCTGCGGAGGAGGCTCGGGCGCGGGCGACGGCGGCTGACGGCGCGTCGTCAGAGGCGTCCTCCAGGGTGAACGCCCTCTCGGCCACGGTGGCGGCCACCCCGCGCCTGCTGCGCCTGGACCGCGAGGCTCTCGTTCCTGAGGGGACACCTGTCGGCACGATCATCGTGCGCCCGACGACACCCATCAGCGGCGGAGAGAACTCGTTCCCGCCCGTGACCGAGTGGCCTGGCGTTACCGCATCCCCGGCTGGTGATGGGGTCATCGTTGACAAGGAGCACACCCCGCTCCACCCGGCGCCTGAGCAGATGCGCTCAGCCAAGGGCACCTGGGACATCGAGATCCGCTACTCTTACCACGGATCCGGTGAGGGCGACGAGGAGGCCATGGTGCCTCTGCGTATCGGCCGCCTGTGGGCCGCTGAGGACCTGATCGAGGTGCGCCGCGGCGAGGAGTTCGTGAAGTTCAGAGCCTTCCCCGGAGTCAACAAGCTCTACAAGGCGAAGATCACGCCGATGGACGTCGACAAGCACATCGGCATGTTCAAGTTCGCTGAGAAGTGGGGCCCCTTCATTGAGTCCCACACTCCTGGCGGAGTGCCTGTCGTGATCCACGACATCAAGGTCACGAAGGCCGCCTGAGGCATTACAAGGCCCCGCCCGTATCCGACTAGGTACAGGCGGGGCCGTTTCACGTGAAACTCAGGAGTAGAGCTCCCAGGCGGAAGCGTTGCCGCCACGGGCCTCGAAGGTGAGAATGGCCGGCTTGGTGGAGTCTCCGCTGATGTTCGTCCACCAGTCCGAGCCGCGGTCGGCCGACGGGCAGGAGATTATCCATCGGGCGTCCCCGACCTGGCTGACTCCGAAGTTGTGCCAGTGTCCGTGCACGAGGATCCTGGCGTCGTAGAGGCCGCTACGGCGACCGAACGCGAGATCCCTGAACCAGGTGGGAACCTTACTCTGTGAGCCCGCCAGATGGCCGTGTGTGAAGCCTATGCGGGTCCCGTCGGCGGCCTCGACGGTGACGGCCTCCTCCCACTTCTCGGGGCGGAAGAACTTCACGTGCTCGAATCCGGGTCGGTCGGCGAGTATGTCCTCGATGTTGTGGGAGATCATGATGCCGAAGTCGTCGTCCGGCGCATTGGCCCTGGAGTTCTTCCCCATCCCGGTCCTCACGGCGCAGTGATTGGAGGGGACGGCGACGTAGTAGAGGGATGAGCACAGCGGTGCGAGCGTGCGCACGGCCTCGGCGTAGAGGCGCTGCACGACGCGGATCTGGTCGGTGAGGCTGAGGTCGTTGGTCTGAGCCTGGCTGGCGACGTTCCAGAACCCCTCGGTCGAGTCACCGACGTCGGCGATGATGATGCGGTTGTAGGGGCCTCGGAAGAGAATGTCGTCGGCGATGTCCTTGATCGCTCGGCGCACAAGCCGGACCGTATCCTCGGTGCCTCCCCCTGATTGGGCCTTCCCGGCCTGCAGGTCCGCCAGGCAGACAATAAGCGTGTCATCCTCGACGTTGGCGGACACCTGAGGCAGCAACGGTTCCTGAAAAACGGGCTCCAGGTCCTCATAGGAGAGGCGCTTGGCCTCCTCCATCTCTAGGGTGCCGGGGCGGTACTCGATCTTCTCGTAGCTGCCGTCGGCCAGGCGGACCGTCTTCCCGCGCTTCGTGATGGCGCCTACGGGGAGGTCGAAGAACGCGTCCCGGTCGAGATCGCCCCGACTCTTCCGCTTCAGGGCGCGCCGATGTCGGCGCACGGTCGCCTCGGAGGTGTTGAACTCCTCGGCCAGGTCGACGTTCGTCTTGCGCTCGCGCTCGGGGAGCTCGTCATTGGCGATGATCGCCTCGTCCAGCGGACTCATGGGTCTCCTATCTCAGGGCTACTGGGAATGCTGGGGAAATTCTATCCCTGTCCCCAGCCTTTTCCACAAATCCATTAACCGTTTCGGGACCTACGTGTCGCACATCACCTGAGTAACTGTTGTCAGGCATTGCCCCCGCCTCACTGCCAACCTACAGTTGAGGCATGAGCACTTCAACAGTCATCATCACCGGCCGCGCCTGCCGCGGCTGCAAGCACTGCGAGCGGGGCGCGCAGCTCATTGGGCTCAAGCTGCTCCATTGGACCCTGGTCCTGTTCACCGGGTTCCTCTGGCTACCGGTCCCGCTATTCTTTAAGCGGTGCCTGTACTGCGGCCACAGCCTGTACCTGAGCCAGCACTGATCTACCTCTCCACCTACCCAGATAAGGGGAATCCCATGAAGAACCAGTACGAGTACACGATCAACTCCACCGAAGACATCGCTCGAGCCCTGGGAGAGGCCGAGCGCGAGGGTTACGAGCTCACCCACTACAACTCTGCTTTCTACCTCCGCGGGACTGCCTGCGAGCCCATCTCGGTAGACGACTCCCTGGCGAGCCTCCACGTCACGGCCTACGGCCCTGCGCCGGTATGGGTCTCCGGGGAGGGGGATACGACCGTTATCGCCAAGGAGTCCGCAGTTGTCTGCGCCACGGAGGGCAGCATCGTGGATGCTTACGACTCGGCCACTGTCTACGCCTACGACCGTGCCGAGGTAGTAGTACAGATGGGGGCGGCTGTATACGTAGACTCAGACACCGTAGACGTGGAAGCCTGGGGCAGCTCGAAGGTATACCTCCCGGCCCCTGGAGTGGACGGTTCCTTGGCCTGGGTACGTACAGCGGACGGTGCGCAGGTCATCCAGGAGAGCGCCGTTCCTAAGGACCCCGCCAACCGATAGGAGAATCCAATGACATCCCTTTCCACCAATCACCTCGCCTTTCCGGGCAACTTCAACCCGCTCACCGAGCGCAGAGTGTCCGCCCAGTCCTGGGTCAACGCCCTGCGCCCCTACCTCCGCTACGTGAGCACAGTGACGAGGGACGGCGCCCCCGCGGTTCTGGCGGAGAACGGCCATGACCTCGTGCTGACCCTTACCGAGTCTGACGAGAAGCGCGGCCGCTGGCCTCTGTGGACACTGGAGGTCTACTCGCGCTCCACCCGCGTCGAGTACTCGTACCAGGTCGGCAACCTTCAGGACGTGCTAGTCTCTCTCCTGCACGAGGTCTGACTCCCGGTTTCCCTCTAGGGAGCCGACCCGCGCCGGCAAGGACGCCCCAGAAACCCTCGGGATGACTACCCGGGGGTTTTCTGTTGCCTTAATCACACCCATAGAAATTGTGAACTCTTTACCCGCCACCTCACAAAATGTAGGCTGGTCCCATCACCCGGCGACGGCGAACGCCGTCCCAGATAGGAGCAGTCATGAGCATCATGGACCTGGAGAAGGTCGTGAGCCGGGCCAGGAAGGCCGCCCAGGGCTCACACACGCCCTGCGGCCCGATCACGTGGGTCTGGGGCAAGGAGGACCTGAAGGGCCTCGTCAAGGCCATCCACGCCTCACAGAAGGTCGTCATGGACCTCGAGACCACCGGCCTGGACGAGTACGCGGAGGCCGGCGGCGACACCAACGGCGGCTACCCGGCCCGAATCGTCCTCGCCTCCCTGACCCTGCCGAACGCCGAGCGCGCCGCGGCCGGCGCCTACAACTGGCGCACCTTCGACGGCGAGCAGCCGATGACCTACCTCGTACCCCTCTCCCACCCGGCCTCGCCCCTGCTAGGCGCGTGGAGGAAGGTCATGGCGATCATCGGACGAGAGATCAACCGCAGCGGCAAGCCCTTCGTCAACGCGAACATCAAGTTCGACGCGCGCTGGGTCTTCGCCCAGACCGGAGTGGACCTTTCCGACCGGATCGAGTGGGACACGACCGTCTCCTCCCAGCTAGTCGACACCGAGGCCCGCACCCGCCTCAAGATACGAGCCGCACGCGACTTCGGGATCGAGGAGTGGGACGACTTCGACCTAGGCACCCCGGGCGCAGCCGAACACGTAGACCTGATCCAGCTCGGCGAGTACGCGGCGCGTGACACCTACTACACCTGGAAGATCGAGGAGGAGCACCGCGAGCAGATGTTTCTCACCGGCGACGAGGAGCCCTTCGACTCCGACGACATCCAGATGGCCCGTCTCGGCAAGGTCGCCACCTACGTCGCCATGCCTACTGTGAAGACCCTCACAAAGGTGGAGCAGCGGGGCTTCCTGCTCGACGTCGACTGGGTCCACGCCAAGATCGAGGAGATGGACGCCCTCCGCCTCAAGGCGTGCGAGGACATCCTCGGACTGTACGGGACCGCCCCGGCCCCGGCGCCGGCGAAGGACGGCGTGACCACGGCCGCGACGTCGAAGTGGTTCCAGGGCTTCGTGGCCCAGGCCATTGAGGCCGGCGACCTGCGCGTGACCGCCCGCACGGACTCAGGCAACGCCCAGTGGAACAAGGCGGTCCTCATCGCCCAGCAGCGTCAGGGCTCCCCCGCCGCCGACGCCCTACTGCGGCACCGTGACGCGACCAAGACGCTGGAGTTCCTGCGCTCGTGGCTGGAGCTGCGTGACCCTAACAACGTGATCCACGCCACCTACAACGTGGGATTCGTGAAGACCGGGCGCCTAAGCTCTAGTAATCCAAACGTCCAGCAAATAAGTTCTAGGCTCAAGCCCGCCTTCATCCCGCGCCCGGGGCACGTCCTCCTCGACCTCGACTACAGCCAGGTCGAGCTGCGCGTAGCGGCGTTCATCTCCAGGTCGCAGCCGATGATTGAGGCCTTCCAGCGAGGTGACGATCTTCACAGGCTTCTCGCTGCGAAGATCGCCGGCAAGGCGCCCCAGGATGTCACCTCCCTGGAGCGGAAGCGCGCCAAGGCCGGCAACTTCGGCCTCCTCTACGGGATGAGCCCAGGCGGCTTCCAGTCCTACGCCGCTACCGCCTATGATGTTTCTCTCACTTTGGCCGAGGCCCAAGCTGTTCACAGCGCGTTCTTCGAGATGTGGGACGGCATGCGTCAGTGGCACGAGCGCTCCAAGCGCCGGGCCTACGAGCGCGGTTATGTGACATCTCCCATAGGCCGCACGCAGTGGCTGTCCGATCTGTACTCGAAGAGCTCGTTCAAGTCCTCCCACGCCGAGCGCAACGCCCTGAACAGCCCCGTGCAGGGCTTCGGCTCGGACCTGATGCAGATGGCCGCTGCCTCGATCATGGGCACGCTGCCGGGCTACCCGCTTCCCCGTGTCGAGGGGGCGCACGTCGTGGCCACCGTCCACGACGAGATCTGTATCGAGGTCCCGGAGGACCGTTGGCAGGAGATCCTGATCGAGTGCAAGCGCCGCATGGAGGACGTCAACACCTTCCTGCGCCCGCTCGACTGCCAGATGGACGTCCCGATCGTGGCCGGACCCAGCGCAGGCACCCGCTGGGGCGTGCACGACCTGCACGACGAGGATGACCCGCTCCCAGCAGTCTGATTGAGACTTACATCTCAAAACCTCAAAACCGGGAATACGTTGGAAACGCTGGAGAAAGTCCAGTATTCCCACATTCTCGGAGACATGCGTCACACTTTCACCCCACATCCCCTGAGACATACGTCTCAAAACCCGGAAACCGGGAATACGCAGTGATTGCAACGTTTAAGGCCTATTCCCAAACCACTCAGAGATCTACATCACACTTCAGGAGACACCATGCGCAACGCACTTCGCACCTACCCCGCCCGCAAGGCGACCATCCAGGGCCGCCCCGCCGTCCAGGTCAGGGACACGAAGAACGAGATCGAGTACTGGGTCGAGATCACCGACGAGCCGGACGCCGGCGGCCGCTACCACGTCGTGAACCTCCTGTGCCGCCCAGACGCGGGCGTTCGCTTCCCCGACAGTGTCCCCCACAGGACCCTCTGCGAAATCGCCGCAAACGTGCTTGAGAGGGCCGAGAAGCCCGCACGAGGGGGCAACGCCTACCGAGGGGCGCCCGTCGAGACCCTGCGCAAGATGATCGAGGAGGGGAAGACCCGTACCGACATCGCCACGGAGCTAGGCCGCAGCGTCTACACCGTAGACTCCTGGCTGCGCCGGGCGCGGCGCCTCGACCCGACCTTCCCCGGCACGATGACGAAGGGCGGGGCGCGGCGTCCGGCCCGTAACAGGACCCCCTACCGAAGGGGGTCGAAGGACGCCTGAGCCCCTGACCGAAGGGCCCCTCCCGAGCGTGGGAGGGGCCCTTTTGTGTGCCCTGAGTCACTCCCTGGCCGCCTGTCCGCATGCTGAGACAGGTGTCCGCATAGTGAGACAAGTGACGCCGGTCACGCCCTTTCAGCCCTTCCGCAGCCTCCCGTCTCACATTCTGGACACATGTATGCTGGTTGTATGGCGTCATACGGTTTGTCCCGCAAAGTTTGCACTTTTGCGCTATTGCTGGGGTTCATCGGCGTGTCGGAGCGTATTCCCAAATCGGCCTGTGATGAATATCCCACTTTTACGGGCCTATTCCGTGGACAACCTCACCGTTTTGCTATTGCATTTGGCCCCCAAGTTTGATATCCCGCGCGCCCGCGCGCGCCCACACACACTCGCGCCCCCGGGTCTCCTCCCCCTGACGGAGTCAGGGGGGGAGGAGACCCGAGGGGCGCTCGTGTTGTGTGGGTAGTGGAATATATGTGTATATATGAGCCAGGTCACACCTAGTGCCGAGTCCGTTTCCGCACCCGTTGCCGGTTCCGACCCGACCCCTCGCTCCGCTGCGCTCCGCTTCGGGGTCGGGTCTTTGAACCCCGGTTCGAAGGCTGGCCGGGCTCCGCCCGTCGCCAGCGCCGGGGGACCTTCACCCGCCCGGTGTCCCCGCGCAGGGCGCTGCGGCGCTGGGGCGCCGGTCGCCCCGCGGGTCCTCGGGCGTTTTCGGTCCCAGGCGGAGAGGCTTTCCTCGGGTCGCCGTGTCGAGGCTCGCTCCGCTGCGCTGCGCTCGGTCGACACGCCCGCCCCTCGGGCCTCTCGGCGACCTCGAGCTCCGACGGCGATCCGTCCCGTGCCCACGCCTTCACGCACTCTCTCGCACCTCCGTGCCGGGGAGAGGCCCTCACATACCGCTCAGAGGCCGTGTAAGCGCTTCTGACGGACTTTTACCCCGTCCCCGCACTCCCGGAAGGGTCCGGCTCCGAAAGGCGCTCAGAAGGGCTTACACGGCTTCTGAGGAATTCCGGCGGTGCCGCCGCCGGGGTAGCGTGTGCCGCGCACCTTCGTTCCGAGGAGGGCCGCGCCGCCCGCCCCGTGAATGTGACGACACTCACCGCGGTAAATCCGATTTCGACTTGCATCCACCCTCGGATTGGGGTTTAATGAACCCATCACCGCCGAGGGAGCGAAACTCCCCGGACCGGCCGCCGCAGCCAGCGACGGGTCCCCGGCCCGACCTGAGGAACTAACCCGAGGCGTTGAGATACCTGGTCAGCCAGGAGGCTCTGCAGGCACGTGAGGGCCTGGGCGGACGGAGTAGCTGCGTGGAACGTCAGGCGCGGGCTCTAAGACAAGCCGGAACTCACTACAAGGCCGAGCGGGGCTTGGACAACTGAACCAACCAACCTACATATCGGGTGACGGGATGGACCGCCGACCCCCTCGCATGCCTGGCTCGTAGTCGGGTGAGGGGATCGGGACGCATTGAGTCCCCGAATAGTCCTGAGAGGTAGGTGGGCCCGGGTTGAGAGACCCGTAGACCTCCGGTAACCCCGCACGGTTAGGTGACGGGCGGACGGAGCGCTACGGAGATCAAAGCGGGGCCAGGGGGTTGACAGCGTCCCGGTACGCGAGGAGGAAGCGCCTTCGTCATGGAGGTACCTCGCTGAAAGCACCCTCGAGTAGAGCCTCGCGAACGGAGCCCTTCGGGGATGGCATAGCCACTGCCACTCTCGGAGGAGGACGCGACCCGGGAAACCCTCGAGCGATGGGAACCGCCCCTTCGGGACCGGTTCGGCCTGTGGCGGGCCGGCCGGCGACGTACGCGGGAAACTGAGACATGTGATTCGCCCGGACGTCTAGTCAACGTCTCATGAGCCTTCGTAAAGAATGGACATCCACGCCGCGGGATGCGGCGACCGCCGGCCAGAACGGCCCTCAGAGCCCTTGAGGTTCCAATACCCTTCGGGTAGTGTATGCGGGGCATACACTCGACAGAGGAGATGACATGCCCCGCCCCAGCAAGGATAAGCTCGTTCCCTACGTGGACGACCGCCCAGACCTCGACCAACGGTTCTCGCCGTTGGATGCCCCCACATCGATCGACTTCGGCCGGAAGCCGGGAAACCCTTCCAGCCCCCGTAAGGAAGTCAGGTTCACGATGCGGGAGGCTACCTGGGAGCGCGTCGTCCGCAGGGCGGAGCGCCAGGGCCTCCAGCCCAGGATCGTCCTAGCGCGCCTCATGGAGGCGTACGGGAATCGCGAGCTAGATCTGGCTCCACACCCTTCGGGGATCAAGGTGACTCCTCATCGGACCACCTTCACCAATCCAGACAACCCTTCGAACCGGTGACCGGCTGACTACCGGCCACCGGTTTCAGGGCATCTACCCACCCCACCTAGCAACCCAGGACCCATGAGCACAACTGAGAAGCACAACGAGGCCGTCGTTGAGGCGGCCCTTGACGCGTACCGCAGGGGCCTGACGCCCCTACCCATCCCCCGACACTCCAAGGGGCCGACCATGGCCGGGTGGACCAAGCTCCGCTGGCCGGACCCGACGACCGACACGGGAGAAGGCGAGGACGCCGTAAGGCGGGCCTTCGAGGAGTACACGGCCGGCGGATCGACCAACCTCGGCGTCCTCCTCGGCGAGGCGTCGGGGGACCTCATCGACGTCGACCTGGACCACCCGGCCGCAGCGCGGCTGAAGTCGTACCTGCTGCCCTACACGGCGGCGGTCCACGGCCGCGAGACGTCGCGCAAGTCGCACTACTGGTACCGCGCCAAGCCGGGCACCCTGCCGGCGACGCGGCGCCTGCGCATCCCCGACAAGTCGGGCCGCGGCTCCGGCGTGTCGGTCGAGATCCGGGGTAACGGCGCCCAGACCATCGTTCCGCCCTCGATCCACCCCGCCACGGCCGAGACCTACGAGTGGGAGGGGGAGCCCTGGGGCGGTGACGAGGGCCCCGCCCTCGTTGACGGTACTGAGCTGCTGGCTCAGGTCATCCTCCTAGGACTGTGTTCCGTCCTGCTGGACGCGTGGCCGGGCCCCGGTCAGCGCCACGACGCCTACGTCGCCCTCGCCGGCGGCCTCCTCCGTTACGGGGACTCGCAGACCGTGCACCCGTTCTGGGAGCGGAACGCCGGCCTCGTCATCCGCACCCTCGCCCTGGCCACCCACGACGAGGACGGCGCCGAGCAGCGCGAGCGCGAGGCGATCTACACCACCAAGCGCCGCCTTCGGGAAGGCGGGGAGGCCACCGGCTTCACCCGCCTGGCCGAGTACATCGGGGAGGAGAGCGTGCAGATTGTAGAGCGCCTCGCGCGCGACGCGGAGGCCGTGGCCGGCTTCGTTCCGGACGTGGCCGGCGACGTGCCCGGATGGCAGCCGCCGTGGGCACGGCAGTGGGACGGCCTGACGATCGAGCTCGACGACTCGGCCCCCGCCCCCACCTTCGTTGAGGGGGATGACTCCGCCGAGCCGCGGTCCTTGGGAGACCTCGGCCCCGCCCTCGGGGCCGAGTTTTCAAAGACCTCGGAGCCGGAGGAGATCGCTGTCGAGGAGGCCCCGGAGGACGAGGACCTCGACCCGCTGGACGCTCGCCCCTCGTCCTGGAGCCCCGTCGACCTGGAGCCCTACCTGACGGGCAAGCTCACCGTCCCGGACCCGGAGGTCTGTCGTCGCAACGACGGCGCCTGCCTGATGTACCGGGGACGCGTGAACATGCTCTTCGGCTCGTCGGAGTCGGCGAAGTCCTGGATCGCCATGGCGATCTGCCTCCAGGAGATCGAGGCCGGAGGCCGCGCCCTGTACCTCGACTTCGAGGACGAGCCGGTCCAGACACTGAACCGCCTTCGTCTGCTGGGCGCCGTGGACGACGACCTTCGGGCTCAGTTCTCCTACATCCGCCCTGAGGGGCCGCTGGCCGACATGCAGCGCAACAAGTGGGGCAAGGATCAGCCGACCAAGTCCGGGGAGTTCGCTCAGGACCAGTTCGACATGGCGCTCCAGTCCCTCGACCCGGACATCATCGTGGCCGATGGTATGACCGCCCTCTACGGCCTGCACGGACTGGACGCGAACGATGCCGTGAGCACGGACGTCATCACGTCGTGGCTGAAGCGCCTTACGCGCAACGGCCGCTCGACCGTCATCATCATCGACCACCAGGCCAAGAGCGCCGAGAAGGGATCCATGCCTATCGGCTCGCAGCACAAGGTCGCCATGGTGCAGGGGACCCTGCTCCAGGTGTGGCCGATCAAGCAGCCCATGCCCGGCGACGTCGGCGAGATGGAACTAGTCGTTCTGAAGGACCGTCCGGGGCAGGTCCGCGCCCGCTCCCAGAAGACTGGAGGCCGCGGCAAGGCGCAGGTGGCCGGAGTGGTCACGCTCGACAGCCGCACCGAGGGGCGCTCGTCCCTCATCATCACGCCCCCGCGCCGCACTCTCTCTGGAGGCGGCGGCACCCTGAACGCCGACGGTGAGGACGTCAGCGACGTCGAGCGCCGCGTGGAGCTGGACTTCACCGACATGTCCAAGATGATGGAGAAGATAGCCCAGCGCCAGGATGATGAGGACACCGTTATCGGCGCGTTTCGTGGGGAGGTAGGCGTCGAGCTGAGCTCACGGGACCTGTTCGACATCGTTGATCCTGACCTCCCCCGGACGCGGACTAAGGCAGCCCTTGACCGCCTGATCTCGCGGGGCTGGATCATGTCAATAGGTGGCCGAGGCGGGTTCCAGTACACTCTGATCGCCGTAGGCGAGGACGGCCCTGAGGAGCGGGACCTGGACGATAACAGTGGCGAGAACGGAGGTACGGTCAGCGATGCGTGACTTCAACGATCTGCCCCTGCTGACGCCGGAAGAGGCGTTTGAACGGGCGTGGGAAGAGGGAGGCTCGGCCCACCCAGTGTTCGACCGCGGGTACCGGGTACGGGATCTGAACTCCTGGAAGGCGATCGAGACTCTGCTCCGGCAGAACGACGTATCTGACATCACAGTCGCGTACTTCGGACTGAAGCGCCTCGAGGAAATCCTTGACGCCATCGCCATGCTGCATGAGCGCGGCTGGCACCTCTGGCAGACGGCGGCGAATGTCTACGTCGACGGGGAGCGTCGGACCGTGCAGGCGATCCGAGCCCATTACAGTGGAGATTAGGCCGCTAATCGGCCCGATCTCAACGGAAACTACCCCAGTGGCGCAAGTCACTGGGGTAGCCCTTTACCGGGGCTTGCATCATGGCATACGCGTTGCGTAGCCTTGAGCCATCAAAGGAACGACCGCTTAGGCGGGGAGGAGAACTGAAATGGCACGCAAAGGCTCCATGCGAGCTCAGCGCAAGCGCTGGGCGCAGTGGGAGGCGTACCGAAACGAGATGTACGTGACCGACGAGAAGGCCCTCGCCCGCGCCTACCGGGAGTACAGCCTGACTGGCGTCCTGGAGGACCCGTGGACCGGGGACCGGTACTGCCCCTCCTGCGAGAAGCCCGAGCAGTACTGCGACTGCGGCTCCGCCGCCTGATCCCACCCATCACCGACACCTATCAGTCATCACCACCCATAAGGAATCACCATGAGCCCCAAGCCCGGAACCTACTCCCTGACCTCCCCCAACGCCGTCTACGCCAACCGAGCCCTTGACCACGCCTACTGGGCCGCAGGAGCCACTCTCGTCGTCATGGTGCTGCACACCCTGACCTCGGTCGACGGCCTCCTCGACCTATTCTGGGGCGTCTGGATGATCTTCGAGTTCTCCCAGATCGTCCGCTACGGCGCCAAGTCGATCAAGGCCGGCATCCGCGACGGCCGGGTCCTGGCCTTCTCGATCCGTGAGGGCGCCTGCGTCTCGGTCCCTGAGGAGGAGTACCTGTGAGAACGCTACTGAAAGTCATCGCATTAATCATCAAGACCTATAGCAGGAGGACGCAGTGAGTCGGCACATCGTCAGTGCGGAGGAGATCATGCGCCGCGTGAAGGCGTCCCCCACAGGAGACATCCGGGACACCGACATCCAGGCCGTCAAGGGCAAGAAACCGATCTCCTACATCCCCAGCCGGCGCGTCGGCCACGCTCGGTCCAAGGCCGAGCTCGTCGGGGAGTACGTCCGCTACCTGACCGATATCCACGACCGCCGCAAGGACCTGCTGAGGATCCCAGAGGAGAAACGGCAGGAGTACATCCTCGCCGAGGCCGAGAAGGCCGCGGCCATGCACCTGGAGGAGCAGAGATGAGTACCAAGCCAGAGGCCGGCGCGGAGGGCGTTAGGGAGTGGCCTGACCACGACCTCATCTACGTAAGGGATGCCCGGCGCCGGCACGTGCAGGTCGGAAGCGAGGAGCGCGTCTTCGGGATCTTCTCCCGAAGGTACGACTCGGACGGGAATGAGTACTTCTACCCCGTCGAGCGTAGGGCTCAGGCCGGGGTCAAGTCCTGCTGGCTGCTCGACCCGGAGTATGACCTGATCCTCGATTGGGAGCCGGTCGACGTGGCAGACCTGCTGGAGAGGATGCGGGGCCGTGACTAAGTTCGAGTTCGGAGGTCCTCCACGCTTCGCCCATCAGAAACGGGGCCTGGCCAAGCTCATCGCCTGCAATGGCGTCGGGGCGCTCCTCATGGAGCCTGGGACCGGGAAGACCGCGGTTACGCTGGACTACTGCTCCCTACTCGCGCTGGCCTCCCCGCGCCGCGAGGCTCGCGTCCTCGTGATCGGACCGCTCGCCGCCGTCGACCAGTGGTCGCTCCAGGCCCCGAAGTGGGTCAGCCCTCAGGTCAACGTCTGGGCCGAGGCCCTCGGGGGATCAGTCATGCAGCGTGTCGAGGCCCTCCGCTCCCGTGGCGGGAAGGCGGTCGCCAAGCCTACTGGCGGCAAGGGCCGCGGCGCCGGTGACAGTGTCCGTGCACTCCACGCCAACCGGTCCTGGGCGCTGACCGCCCGGCGAGATGGCATCGACCTGGATCGGAAGGTCGCGGCCAAGGCCGGCCCGGATGTGCTCGGAGACGACAAGCCCCACCTCGTGATCGAGGCGATCAACCTGGACACGCTCTCCCAGCGCCGCCAGGTAGGGTCCAAGACGATGGCCGACGTCGTGCTGAGAGCAGTCACCGACTTCGACCCGGACCTCGTAGTGATCGACGAGATGCACAAGATCAAGTCGGTCTCCTCCAACGCGTCTCGCCTGGCGGGGCGGATCGGCTCACGAGTTGAACGCCGGATAGGACTGACCGGGACCGTCATTCCCCACAGCCCTCTCGACGTCTACGGGCAGTGGCGGTTCCTCGACCAGAAAGCGTTCGGCCGGGTCCAGCCCAACGGCGAGCGTCGCGCGGCGACGTTCAAGCACTTCAAGGAGGATTACGCAGAGATGGGCGGGTACATGGGGCACGAGGTCGTCGGCTTCAAGAACCTGGACCGCCTGGAGGAGATCATGGGCGAGCGCTCGTCGGTCGCCATCAAGGAGGAGTGCCTGGACCTGCCCGACGCCGTCGACACGGTCCTCCCCGTCGCCCTGAGCCCGAAGGAGCTGAAGGCGTACGAGGACATGCGTACGAAGCTCCAGGTCGAGTTCCGTGAGGAGGGCGACATGCGCGAGGCCGCCGACGGCGGGGACGCGGCGACGGCGGCCAGCCGTCTCGTGCGGATGACCCGTCTCCGGCAGATCACGGCGGGCCACCTGCCAGACGATGAGGGCCAGGTCCGAGAGATCGGCCGGTCCAAGGCGAAGACGATCGCCTCCCTCATCCACGACACGTTGGAGGACGAGCAGCGCATCGTCGTCTTCGGGTCCTTCACTCACGAGCTGAAGGCCCTGGAGGAGGAGATCGCCGACAAGCGGACCACGGTCCTGCGGATCGACGGCTCCACGAGGCCCGAGGACCGGCTGAAGATGCGCCAGCGCTTCGGGTCTGACGACCCGGCGCGCCTCGTCATCGTCGCCCAGATCAAGACGCTGTCGGTCGCCGTGAACGAGCTGGTCACTGCCAGGAACGCGATCTTCGCCTCGCTCCCGTGGCAGCGCGACGACATCGTCCAGGCGCGAGACCGACTCAACCGGCTCGGCCAGAAGAGCGCAACCACGTTCTGGTACGCGCTTGCACCCGGCACCGTGGACGACCTAGTCTTTCAGGCCTATCAGGACCGTACGGATCTGGAGAAGTCCCTTATGAGCCACATCTACAACGATAGGTAAGTCCAATGAGTCCCACCCAGCGTCCCGAGGAGGACGTCATCACGGCCGAGAAGGCCACCTACTCCTCGCTCACCCTCCATCGCCGCTGCCCTCAGGCGTGGAAGTACCGCTACCTCGACGGGCTGCGCCGAGCTCGGTCGGAGGTCACTCCGGCCCTCGACTTCGGGTCCTGGTTCCACGCCGCCCGTGCCGCGGACCGCCTGGCCAAGGGCCGCGCCGAGGGAACTCTCAAGGGCGACCTCGAGTCGATTCAGACCACGGACACCGGACCCACCTTCCCCGGTACCGTCTCACCGGATGAGATCATTGCCGCCTCTCAGGACTACTGGGACCGGATCGGTGAGACGGCTCGCGAGACCTGGCTGGAGTGGCTGGGACAGCCTCTCCCCCAGCGCCTGGCCCACGTCTACGCCGAGTGGCGCGAGCGCTGGTCCGGGGAGTCCGAGAACGAGGCCGTCATCGCCGTCGAGCAGCGCTGGGAGCGCGAAATTCCGGGTACCGGGGTCACTCTGTGGGGCTACGCGGACGAGGTCTACCAGGACCGTAAGCGCGGCATCGTAGTGGTGCGGGACTGCAAGACGTCTGGCACGCTCGGACAGGTCACGAGCCTGGACGAGATGATGGACAGCCAGGTCCAGCTCTACGCGTGGGGCCTGGGCCCCTGCTGCGACGAGTGGGGCGTGCCGCGCCCCCGCGCCGTCGCCTTCGACCGAGTTCGGTCCAAGGCGCCGAAGACCCCCAAGATCACGAAGGCTGGCAGGCTCTCCGCGTCGGTCAAGGACTACGACCTGAGGACGTACCTCGAATGGTGCGCCAACGGCGTCCCCTTCGAGGGGATGAAGAAGGACGGGAGCGCCGCCGGCGTGTACACGGCCGAGGAGTCGGAGATCGAGCGCCTAACCTTGCCGCAGGTCGTCAGCCAGTGGCTCGCCCGCCACCTGACCCCGATCAGCCCCTATCTCGTGCGCTCCCACCTCCAGGCCGCGGCCGACACGTGCTCGGACATCTCCCGCACGCGGGTCCGGGCCGACAGGTGCGGCGAGGCTCCCCGCAACTTCGGGAAGGCGGCGTGCCAGTTCTGCGAGTTCGCCGACCTGTGCCGTGCGCAGATGGTCGGCGGTCCGGGCGGGGAGTACGCGCCAGAGGAGTACGGACTCCGCTACCGTGACCCGTCTCACAGCGGCCGGTAGCCTTCCAGGCTTGCAATGCCCGCCCGCATACATCTACAGTTAAGTTATCCACCCAATAGCGGAAGGAAATTCAATGACAAGTTTCGCCGGCGTCAACATCGTTGACGTTGAGGAGGAGGCAGCCGACTACGGTCGGTGGCTGATCCTCGGGGCACCCGGTTCTGGAAAATCGAGCCTGGCCTCTACCGTTGCCACGATGGGCAAGACATTGTTCATCGACCTGCCTGGAGAGAAGGGCACCCAGAGCTTCAAGAACGCGCCCTACGCTAAGAACATCGACGTGGTCCGGCCGGAGAGCGTCACAGCCCTGGACGACATCTTCTGGAGCCTGGACAAGGGCGGGCACGGTTACAAGGCCGTCATCATCGACAGCCTCACCGCCCTCCAGAAGATGACGATGCGGTACCTCACAGGGTTCTCGGAGACCGCGGTCCGTGAGATCAAGCAGGGCACCGCCCCCGCCGATCAGCGGACCTGGGGCCAGGCCCTCGACATCATGACCGACACGGCGGTCTTCTGGTACGGCCTGGCCGACGGCAACCGTTCCGAGCCGATGCACGTCGTCATGACCGCCCAGGTCAAGATGGTCGAGGACGAGATCAACGGCGGCGTGCGCCGCTCCCCGGACGTCCAGCGCGGCGCCCAGTCGATCATCCGCGCCACGCCTAACTACATCATCTATGCCGACGTCGAGGAGGACCTAGACAACACCGGCCGTGACGACGGCCCCTCGCTGAAGCATATCGTCCGCTTCGGCACCGACCCGGAGTACGGGACCAAGGCCCGTATCCCCTACAACCTTCGCGGGAAGGTTCCATCCGTCCTCGGGCGCGACCACCCCGTGACTCTGGAGAAGCTCTCCCGCTTCCTCGGAGTGGGCGGAGTCCCGGAGCGCAAGCCCGCCGCCAAGTCGGACAAGTCCGACAACTGACACCTAGTAACCCAACCACGCAGGAGAAATCACCATGGCTCTGACCTTCGACTTCACCAACTACAAGGACACCTCTACCGCCCACGTCGCCCCCGGCACCTACCACGCCGAGGTCTCCGACTTCGAGGAGACGACCTCCAAGGCCGGCAACACGATGTTCGTCATCTACCTGGAGATCACGGAAGGCCCTCACGCCGGCCAGCAGATCATCGACCGCCTCCCGCAGACGGAGAAGGCGATGTTCCGCAGCGCCGCCTTCCTCCAGGCCCTCGGTGTCAAGATCGCCAAGAAGAAGATTGCCCTGAACCCGCGCAGCCTCATCGGCCGCCCCGTGGATATCCTCGTGGAGGACGGCGAGCCCTACAACGGGAAGGTCAAGAGCGAGGTGCGCGAGTACCTTCGGGCCACCAAGCCGGCTAAAGCCGGGCCCGCGGACGACCCGATGGCTGACGAGGCTGGGGAGGCGGCCGTCCCTGAGGCGCCGGCTGAGCCCGAGCTCGACGCCACGGTCGAGGACGCCGTAGAGCTCGACGTTGACGCCCTGGACATCGACGACCTGGACCTCTGAGTCCGAGCACGGCGGCCCCGCTACGGCGGGGCCGCCCCGTATTCGAGAAAGGAGTGACATGGCTAGCAAGGAGAGTGGCGTCGTGGACGCCATCCGCCGACGTATCGCTCAGGTCTGGCCGAGCTCGGTCACCTGGAAGATGCACGGCTCTGTCTACATGGAGGCCGGCATCCCCGACGTGCTGTGCTGCGTCGAGGGCCGTCTGATCTTCCTGGAGGTCAAGCACCAGAAGCCCGGGGAGTCGCGGAGGCATGCGCTGACCCGAACGTCGGTCGAGCAGGTCCGCCAGATTCGTCGCGTGCGCGCCGCCGGCGGCGCCGCCTGTACCGTCCTGGACGCCGATGAGGCAGAGTGGGCGGTGCGCGAGGCCTTGACCGGCTCGACCCTGTCGGGCCTGTACCCGGTCACTGGTGCGGGAGGTGATCTCAGTGGCGAGGGCTAGGCTGACGCAGACCGAGTTCGACTTCGTACGGCAGCTCGAGTGGGAGGAGATGTCCCCGGCCCAGCTGAAGTCAGCCCGTGAGACGTGGAGAACCGGGGCTGTCTACCAGGACGAGACGAACCCCCGTGTCTGGTGGGCGCGGTCCTACTCGGCCCGGAACACTGGTGAGGTCAAGGGGCGTGACGGCAAGCCCTTCCATCACGTGGTTCTGAAGTCGGACCACGGCTATCCCAGGTTCACGTGCACCTGCAAGCACGGACAGCACTCGCGCTGGGCGTCGTGCTGGCACGCGAAGACCGTAGCCCGCATCTATCGGATCATGGTCGACCAGATGAAGAGCCGAGAGAAGGAGGACTTGCTCCATGAGTACCGCAGCAAGCGGGGTAATTGATGATATCCCGGAGCAGCCTGAGCGCGGGTTGGCCGACGCCGGAGACGCCCTCATGGTCGCCGGAGACACCATCCTCTCAATCACGGCTGCCTGCGCCGGTATCCGTATCAGGATGGTCCGCGAGCAGGGCTGGAGCCCAGAGTTCGCCGAGCAGTTCGCCCAGGACCTGGCCCGGGGCCTCGTGAACCGGTCCCTGGCACCGTCTCAGGACTGGCGATCGGCGCTGGAGGGGCTGTGACTACCGCGAAGCCTCCGGCACCGCGCAAGCCGGCCCCGCTGGACTACACTCGACCGATCTGGAAGCGGCAGGAAGGCGAGACCGAGGCGGCGTACGCCTCGTTCAAGGCCTACCGAGACATGGAGCGACGCCGGGTGCGGGACGCGCCCAACGGAAACTCCTACTCGGCCCGCTGGTCGTGGAGGGAGAGGGTCGAGGCGTGGGACAAGCACATGGCCGAGAACGAGGCGAACGAGCTCGTTCGCTACCGGATCGCCATGGGGGACCGCCACCGAGCCCTGGGACGCAAGGCCCTGGAGAAGGCGGAGATGTGGCTAGACAGCCTCACCGAGGACCGGATCGCCCGTATGAGCGCTAACGGCATCGTCCAGATGATGGACGTCGCTGCTCGCATCGAGCGGGAGGCTGCCGGTGCTGGGGCAGATGCGGCCAAGATTCAGGTCGAGGTCTCCTCCAACCTGGCCGAGATGACGGCCTCGGCCACGACGTCGAGGATCGAGCAGCTGGTCGCCGAGGTCGAGCGCCGAAAGCGTGAGCAGGGTCTCATAGATGTGGGGCCCGCTGACGTTGAGGTGATCGACCCCGAGCAGTAGAGTTGACCTCGGGACATTGGGGCAGAATACCGCCACCCTTGGCATGGGGGTGGCGGTATTCTGTATCCATATGGAAGTCCACCTAAGCGATAGGAGATGCTTATGCCTAGGGCGAGGAAACCCCTGGAGCCGTGGGAGATGACCCCGGCCCAGCTGGAGGAGGAGCTGGAGGCGCTCATCAAGCGTCAGGCGTGGCTGGAGAACCAGCCTAAGTGCGACCGCCCCTCGTGCGACGGCAAGCCCCACGCCGGCGCGCCCTACCCCCACGACCCGACCTACAGGCAGGCCGCCGACCCTCTGGAGAGCGCTCAGCAGCTCGATGAGGCATACGCCGGCCGCCCCCACATCCAGTACCTCTCTGACCGGCTGGCAGAGGCCGTGCGCGCCGTCGAGAACGGCGAGAACCGGTACATGACCATCTCCATGCCACCCCGAATGGGTAAGTCCACTCTGACCTCTATCAACCTACCGATCTGGCTGCTGCGTCAGCATCCCGACTGGAAGATCGGTCTGATATCCCACTCGCCCCAGCTCGCCACGGCCTGGGGACGTCAGGTCAGGCGCTTCGTTGAGGAGGACGGCGAGAAGTGGGGCATCAAGATCGCATCCGACGCCGGCGCCGTGAGCGAGTGGCAGACGACGCGCGGCGGGGGAATCGTCTCCCGCTCGGCCCCGGGCCAGTCGATCACGGGTCTCGGCTTCAAGGTCATGCTCATGGACGACGTCGTGAAGGACTTCGCCGACGCGCACAGCGAGTCTAAGCGCGAGGCCATCTGGGACTGGTGGCAGGCCAACGCGGTCACCCGACTTGAGCCGCCGTTCCTCTGCATCGCCATCGCCACACGCTGGCACGAGGACGACTTCATCGGTCGCCTGCTGAACCCGGCCAAGAACCCTGACGCCGGCAAGTGGGAGAACGTCATCTTCCCGGCCATCGCCGAGGAGGACGACCCGCTCGGGCGCGAGCCGGGCGATCCGCTCTACAGCCCTCTCGTGGAGGAGACCCGGGAGGAGGCCCTGGAGCGCTGGGACTCCCTGAAGCGCTCGGTGGGCGGGTACATGTGGTCGGCCTTGTACCAGCAGCACCCGACGCCTGCCGACGGCTCGATCTTCAATCTCGGCTGGCTTCGGTTCTGGACGACCGACCCGTCCAAGGTCAAGGAGGGCGACGACTCAGTCATCCTCCTGCCCCGAGAGCGCCTGGAGCGCGGGCAGTGGCTCGACTCGTGGGACCTCACCTTCAAGGGATCCTCGACGTCGGACTACGCCGTAGGCCAGCGGTGGTGCCGGCAGGGACCTGACAGGTTCCTGATCGCGCAACAGCGGGGGCAGTGGAGCTTCACCCAAACGCTGGAGAAGATGCTGCGCTGGTGCAGTGCCGGCGACCTGGACGACAAGGCTAGCCCCGGAGGCTCCTTCGTCCACCAGCGCCTCGTCGAGGACGCGGCCAACGGTACGGCGGCGATCGACGTGCTGCGCAAGAAGGTCGCCGGCATCAAGCCGATCAAGCCGCGCTCGTCCAAGGAGGTCAGGGCGCGGGCCGTGACGCCGGAGATCGAGTCCGGCAACGTCTACCTCCCCCACCCGTCGGACCCGGGCAACGGGTGGGTGAACGAGCTGATCTCAGAGATGCGGGCGTTCCCGTCAGGCCGGCACGACGACCAGGTGGACGCGCTGAGCATGGGCCTGCTCGGCCTGCGAGATGCCGGCCAGGCGTCACTGTTCGTCCCGAGGGGGACGATCCGGCGAGCTGTGAACGGTCTCTCACTAGCCGGAATGGTTCCGAGGTTCTGACGGCTTGCATCTACTGAGGGGTGGACGTATGATTTCATACGTCCACCTCAAATACGTTAGGAGACAAGATGAGGTTATTTCGCGATAGCGCTCCGGACTCAATGTTCGGAGCCTCCCAGCAGCGCGTCGAGGAGCTGAAGCGGGCTCTTCAGGACGCTTACACCTGGGCTTACACCTCCGGCAGGCTGTCCGCGCTGGACTCGATCATGGAGAGGGCGGCTGTCCCCCTCCCCGCCGGAGTCGTCACCCGTACCCGCGTGATCCGGGTGTGGGAGGAGGGCTGTGAGAAGTCCCCGAAGAGGGGCCGCTCCCGCAGGGGCCCGAACCAGTCCGAGGAGATCACGTGGATGCTCCACTACACCTCTATCATGTACAGCGCGCCCCTTGTGGGGGGGAAGCTGGTACGGGAGTGGCTGTGGAATGTCGCTGACTCGGCGTCCCGTCTCTTGAGCGAGGACTTCGACGTACTGCCCCGTGCTCTGGAGGAGTACTCACGAGCCGCTGAGAAGCACCCCGGCATGACGCTGGAGTGCGATGGCCACACGGACGCCACGCGCCCGTTCGCTCTTGTCGAGGAGATCGGCGAGGTAGCGGCGTGTCTGACCTACGACAACGACGCCGAGACCGGCCACGGATCGGACCTCGAGTCCGAAGTGATTCAGGTCATCGCCCTGGCCTGGGCTACCCGCTACCTGGACGGCGGTGAGTGAGATGGGCGTCAGAGTAGGACACCTTCCCGATCCCTACCGGCTCGATGCCGCCTATGCCGGCGGACAGCCCGTCGGAGACGTAGAGAAGATCGTGATGGATGAACCGAACCCTGATCGGCTGGGCCCTTACATCAGGCGTGCCCTGAGGGAGTCGTTCGAGGGTGAACTTCGGGCGGAGTACTCCCAGGGGAAGGGATGCTGAACGTGTTGCCCTCGGTGACTGGGATATTCGTCGCCAGGCACCTGAAGATCAGCTACCAGGCCGCCGTCGATCTCACGTCTCTCGCCTTCTGGAACGGTCTCAGCCTGCGGAGCGAGGTCTCCGCCCGGTCCGGGGAGGTCGGGAGGCGGGCAGTAACCCTCCGAGACGGCGGGCTCTCGATCCGCCTGGGGAGACTTCACGACCACCTCGATCTCTGGAGTGCTCAGGATGGGCGAGGTACCCGGGTAACCCGAGACCTGACCGACATGCGCGAGGTCTTGGAGAAGATCAGGACGACGGCGGAGAACTACCAACGACCTCGGAGATCGTGGGGGGCTGTAGTGCCTACCGACCAGTATCAATTCACCAAGTTCCTATAGGAGACACCTATGACATCCATCAACGACGTTGCCGACCTGCCGAAGCTCCTCGCTGCATGGGCCGACGGCAAGGGATATCGAGAGGCCTTCGGGATCGACGCCGAGCGCGCGATGGCCGACGACCTGCGCAAGCTGCTCTCACTGACCGTCCAGCAGGCTAAGGCCCTGGAGGACTCGCAGGAGCGCGCTAACGCTCTGGAGCAGCGACTCCCGACCTCCCAGACCGACGACCTCGAGTCGGCTCCGCCGTCCGGCGGCCCGTTGGAGGAGGCCGCACGCCTCGACCGCAAGGCCCGGCGGGACGCGAAGCTGGCCCGCGCGGCCCTCCAGCAGGAGGTCCTGGCCGCCTACTCACGGGGCATCCCTAAGTCGGTTCTGAGCCAGGTTTCCGGGATGACCCGCCAGACCGTGGATCGCGTCCTCGGCGAGTGGAAGCGCAAGCCACCGAAGATCGCCGGCCGAGAGGATGAGACGCCTATCACTCTGATCTGACAGCTGCGGGCTTGCTCTGGGACGTATGCCCGCATACGCTTAGGGCAAGCCCGCAGCACCGACCACCTAGCGAGGAAACATGAGCACCGAGACCTCACCTACCAAGACCGCCCGGACCCGCGTCTTCCAGCACCCTCAGGCGCGAATCGAGCCCCTGGACGCGGCCACCCTGCACGAGGCCAATACGTGCCTCGTCTACGAGAACGGGCAGGCAGTCGCCCAGCTGAAGCGCGGTCGGCGCTGCTGGGGCGTCTACCCGGTTGACACGATGATCCCCGCCACGTTCGGCGCCTCCGCCCTGGAGGCTGTGACGACGTGGCTGAGCGCCCGGGATGGGGTGGCCGAATGACCGCCTCACTCCTCGCCACAGCCGTCGCCCTGGCCGTCGGCCTCCCGATCTTCGCGCTCGGGGAGCGCATCCGGGGACGCCGCCTTAGCAACCAGCACATCCCATTCACTCGAAAGGACCTCCCGTGAACAGATACGGATCCTTCACCAGGATCGTGCACAGCCAGCACATCCTCGCCCCCGCGTATGAGAGGGCCTCGGCCGAGGGGGGAGGCAGCATCCTCCTGGAGGACGGCATCTTCGTCGTGTCCGCCTCCGGCTTCTCCGCACCGGACTCCCGAGTCGAGCTCTTTCTCGGCGACGGGGCGTGGCTGGAGGTCCGCGACGGCCTCACTCCCAACGTCCAGCTCACCCTGCCAGACGAGTACGTCGAGGCCTTGGACCAGACCCCGACGGCGGGAACGGCCCGCCGCCTCTACTGGTCCTCGCCCACGCCGCCGGAGGGCCTGGACGATCCGTCCCAGAACCCGTACGGCTATGGCGACCTGACGCTGTACGTCCCGGAGATCCTGGAGCCCGCCTACCGTGAGAAAGGGTTCTCCGAGTGGGGGGTCCCGAGCCGCCGCTTCCTGGAGATCTGGGACTACGAGCCGCCGGTGGCGTCCGCCCCAGCTTCTCAGGAGACCCCCGTCGTCGAGCCCGTGGAGTCCCCAGGCCACTACACGTGGCTCGGGCAGTCGCTCGCCGCTCTCGGCTTGAGCGACGCGGCCAACGTCGAGTCGTGGGACGTGCTCGACGCGGCCTTCCCCTCGGACCCGCTTCTGTGGAACTGCGGCAAGTACCTGCTGCGACAGGGCCGCAAGGGCGGCGAGGGGAAGCGGCTGGAGGACCTGCGCAAGGCCCGGCAGTACCTGGACCGCCAGATCGCCCGGCTGAGTCGAGGAGGTGAGTGAGTCGTGACTGAAGTGATCCCGATCGGGGCCTCCGTGAGGATCGACGTCATCGATGCGGGAGACCTGCGGGCCGGCATGAGGCTGCTTGACTCGACGTACCTCGTCTACGGCACTGTCTCAGAGATTCGCCGCGTCTACACGGACGGCGGCCGAGGAGGGCGCTACGAGTACCGCCTGGAGGGCGGTAACCGCTTCCTGCCGCCAAGCGTCTTGCCGCTAGGCTGCGCCGTCGGAGTAGTGACTGAGATCACCGAGTAGCCGTCTCCTGGGGCTAGCGCCGTCCCCTAGGACGGCGCTAGCCTTATCTTGTATCCGGACAGGAAATCCGCTCACAAAAGAGAAGTGACATGAGCAACACTGAGAACCACCCTGAGACCTACGCCGAGAAGGTTGACCGCATCGCCTCCGAGCTGCTGGACGTCCTGCGCGACGCCCTCGGCCCGCAGCGCCGTCTGCCCGGGGCCCTGGCCGCCTACGCCCGCTACGGCGACCCCGAGGTCACCGTCCGTGACGGAGAGGGCGGGCGCGTCGAGGTGACCGCTCACCTGACGACGTCCGGTGCCGTCAAGGAGTACTCGGCCCGCCTCACTCACGGTGACCGGGACAGCCGGCCGTGGGCCGCCGTAGGGCCGCTCCGGATGAGCTGCTCGGAGGACCCTGAGGAGCACCCCACCCTCACCTACGTCCTCCCCCTCGTCACCCGCCTCGACCTGGCTGAGGAGCGCCTGGAGCGTGCCCGTCAGGCTCTGGAGGAGGCCGGCCGCGCCGTCGAGGACTGCGGACCGAACATCGCCCTGCGCGAGCCCTGCGCGTGGGGGATGAGGAACGTCGCCACCGTCGAGATCGACCCCGACAACGGCTCACTGCACGTGCACGGCCGGGACGCGGCGCGGGTGCAGGAGATTCTGTACCAGGCCAAGGTCTTCTGAGGTGACGCACGTCACTGAATACGCCCCGCCGGCGGCTTGCCGGCGGGGCGTATGCGTTCATACACTGGAGCCATGAGAACGAACCGCACAGCCCGCCCGGCCGCCCGTCACGCCCGACCCACCCGCCGCCACACCCTCGCGGCCATGTTCGTCGCCGCCACCGCAGCGGCGGCCGTCACCATCCTCTTCACCGCCGTAGTGGTCGCCCTGGCCTGCTACCTGGCCGGAGCCTCCCCCGCACAGGGCGGTAGTCACAGCTCGCAGGCCTCGACCGTCTCGACCTCCCCGCTGATCGACCCTACTGCCGGTCGAGGGGCGGACTCCGCCACCTGCAGGCACGCTCCGCGCTCGCCCCGCTGCATGCGGGAGGGAGGCACCGCCGCCGTCGTGCGCGACCACGGTGTGGCCCGCCCGGCCGATGGCGGCGACGACCAGACCGTCCTGCTGGGCGGGGAGGACGTCCGGCCGGCCGAGGTGCCCGGCCGCGTGCCCGGCCGCGGCGGGTGGGTGAGCGAGCTCGGCCAGTCGCGGGCCTGACCTGCAAAGACGCCCCGATTCGGACGAGGACTTGCACCCAGATCGTATGCCGGCATACGCTGCAGCCATGATCGATTCACGCACCGCCCAGCAGCCCACCGACCACCCCACCACCCAGGAGCCCACTGTGACCCAGACCACTACCCCCACCGCCCCCACCGCCGACCAGCTGGCCGACCAGATGAAAGTGATCGCCGCCACCGCCTCCGCCACCCTCGACCTGACCCGGGTCGATGAGTGGCGCACCGGCCGAATCGGCCTCATCAAGGAGCACAGCCCGCTCCAGGCCCGCATGAGGGTCGAGGACGGCCAGGTCGTGGCCCGCCTGACCGGCCGCGAGCGCGGCGGCCTCGAGGTGGCCGGGGGCATGGCCGATGTGCTGGACGCCCTCGCGCAGCACTTCGAGGCGCCCCTGCCCGCCTGACCGGGCGGCCGCCGGGAGGCGGCTTGTGGCAGGCCCCGCCCACCTGAGGAGGTGGGCGGGGCCTTTTCATGCCCGTGAAGGGGTCCAGGAGCCTCTCTGACGGACTTTCAGGGCCGGGTAGGGCCGTCATACGGGCGGGCAGGTTCTAGGCCGTCAGAGAGGCTTACGCGGCCTCACCGGCGGCGGTCCCTCCGTAGGAGGGACTCGCGGTGCGGGGACAGCGGCCCCCGGCTCGGGAGGGCGGCCGGGCGGGGCGAGGCCTCCGCAGGCCCGTAGACGGCCGAACGCCCCGGTACCTGGGTGTGGGTACCGGGGCGCAGGTGTTAGGCCGTCAGGAGGGCTTACAGCGCGTTCTGGAGGCGCTGCAAGGCGAGCCGTGCCGAGGGGGCGTGGGCGGCGGCGTAGGTGTAGCGGTCCTGCCACCGAGGCTGCTGGTGCGGGCGGATGGAGGGCATGGCTGGCGGCAGGGCCGCGACGCGCTCGGCCGGGACGACGTCCCAGGACGTCGGGACCGCGAACCAGGGCCGCACGGACAGGCCGCCGCCGGACAGCAGGTCCTCAGAGATCCCGTCGAAGGCGTGAGGGTTCTCGCGCAGGACCGTGGACGCGGGAGCGGCGGCCCAGGCCGGGACCTGCTCGATGCGGGCGACGGCGTAGCCGCCGATCTCGCCCCAGGTCCGGACGCACCCCTCGGTCGCCACGCAGTAGGGGGCCCCGGGCGGGGCGGATATGACGCTGACGGGCCGGCCGGCCAGGGGGTGCGGGGAGCCGCTGGGCAGGGTGGCTGGGTGCAGGGCCGGCTCGTCGTCGTAGGCGTGGTCGATCACGAGGTAGACGGTTGCGGGGCTGTCGGTCTGGCTGAGGGAGTAGCGGTTGCTCATGGAATGAGTATGCACGCATACGGGCGGGGAGCGCAAATCGGCGGGAGGGGAGAACCTGGGAGAAACCTGGGAACGTAGTGTGGCGCCAGCCACAGGTCCTTATTGTATCTATGGCTTCCCCTCCCCTACGGGGAGGGGAAGCCTATTAGAGAATATGTAACTTAGCATACACTCGCGCCATTCCAACGGAAAGTACGTATGCTCTGCATACATTAGACGGTAGCAAGTGTATGACAAGTTACATGTGACGTAGATCTCTTGCCCGCCATCATACGTCACTTTGAGAAATTAATTTGAGTGACGGCATTCACATACCTGGAGGTACAGCGGGGGAGAAACCTGGGAGAACCCTGAGAAACCTGGGAGAACCCTGGGAACCGCTACGGCCCTGAGAGGGTCCGAGCGGGGCGGGCGGGTCCGGCCGAGCGGGGTCGGGCAGCCCTCTCGGAGAGGTCGGGAACCTGTACCGGACCGGCCCAGGGCGTCTACGTACCGCCCCGCCGCCGGCGGTCGGACCGAGGAGAACGGAGCAGAGAGGCAGGCCGGACGGAAAGCGGCGCAGCGCTGGCGGGGCTGGCGGAATACCGCGGAAAACTGGGACGATGTATGCCGTCATAACGGACTTTTCGTTGCAATCCCAACGGTCGAGAAAACCTGGGACGGAATTAGGCATGCCGTGGACCGTCCCCGCACCCACACCCGGTGGCTAGGCTAGCCGTGGCCGTGGTCACACAAGATGGCTGGATAGGCGGTGCCGGTCCGGTGCCGCTTGCCCCCGTCCGCCGCGCTGCGCGGCGGCCGCGGCTGCGCGCGAGCGCCCTCGGCGCCAGTGCATGACACGGTGCACCCTCATCGCTACGGCGCCTGCGCTCCGCTGCGCTCCGCGGCACGGGCGCCTGGGCGATGCGTGCGCAGCGATGTCATACACGCGCCGTCGGGCACTCGCCCCTCGGTCGTACGGGCCCTGGCGGAGGCGTGCATGCCAGGGTGCACCCGCCTGCGCCTAGGGGCTCCGGCGGGTGCAGCCATGGCATACACGCCCCGGCAGGGGAGGGCTGTGCGGGGCGGCTCACCTCGAGGCGGGGTGTCGATCGGGCTGGCGCCCTCTCGAACCGCCTCGGGCTCGGGGTGCCCGCTACGCCCTCAGGTCCGGTCAGCCGGAGAGGCTGAACGGGTTGGAGAGCAGCCCTCCCAGGCAGAGCCCGGCCGACAGGAGGGCGACCGTGAGCATGAGGAGGAACAGGCGGTCAGAGACGCTGTGAGCGGCCCTGGGGCGGCGATGGCGGGGGCGGTCGGGGGTGGACATACCTGGTCTCCTTAAGGGCTGAGAAGAGGGTCTGGGAGAGGCTGGGAGAGGCGGGGACGGCCGGGCGGGCGGCCTAGCGGCGGGTCAGGCCGCTCATCGAGCCGTCCTCCTCGAGCACGACGGCTCGCCGGGAGTCGGAGGAGACGTGGGCCAGGCAGGGCAGGGGGGTGTCCGGCGCGGTCGTGCAGCGGGGCAGGTCGAGAGGGGAGGAGGACGGGTCGGTGCGGTCGTAGGGGGCGTGGGTGTCGGAGGTGACCCAGGCGGGCGAGGAGGCGGGCGCGGCCTGGGCTGCCGGGGAGGGCTGAGTGGAGGGGGAGGGGCTGGTAACGCGTGTTAGCGCAGGCGGGGTGGAGGGAGACGGGGCCTGGGAGGGGGATTCTGAGGGGGTATGTGGGGATGAGGGGAGCCGCTCGGGGACCGGGGTGCCGGATCCGGTGCCGCGGCATTCGCGCTGGGCGCGGTCCCAGTCGCTCGAAACCAGGGCGTGGCAGTAGTTTCGGGCGGTTCGGTGGGCGTTGATCGCGGCCACGTTGCAGGCGCCGAGGAGGGCGGCTACGAGGGCGGCGCCGATGGCGAGCTGCATGAGGGAGGGGTGCCACCGCATGGAGGGGCGGCGCAGGATGCCGGGGCGGCCCATGTCCTGGATCGGGCCCTCGTTCTGGGGGGCGTTTGTCCTGACAAAGGGGGCCGGCTGAGGGTGTCGGCGGGCCTCCCCCCTCGTCCTGACAGAGCGGGCGGGACGGACGGCCGGCAGCTCCTCGGTCGGAGTGGCGTCGGCCCACAGGTCGTTCAGGCGCTCGCGGTGGGCCTCGAGGTGGGCCAGGTGGTCGGCCGTCGGGTAGGTGGCGGTGGGGCGGTCGGTCGAGGTCTGCGGGGCGGGGCGGTTCATGTCGTTGCTCATGCCCCTACTGTATGCCGGCATACGGCGGGGGTGCAAGCCCGAGCGCAGAGGCGGGGCCCGGGCGGGGTGGCGTGGGACACCGCCAGCGGCAGCCCCTTCGTTCAGGGCGGTAGGGCGGTAGGGCGGTAGGGCGGTAGGGCGGTAGGGCGGTAGGGCGGTAGGGCGGT